ATGCCTGTACGGAGGGAACGCGTCGAAGCCGAAGATTTTGACGTGAGTATCAGCGTTTTCTTGCGGAATTGTCGCATAAAGAATTTAAGCGAATACACTATGCGGTATTATAAGAACGAGCTAATCGGCACGCTTCGCTTACTAGAAATGCGACGCGTAGATACTCATCCGACAAAAATTACGCCTGCTACGATTAAGGAGGACGTGATACTCGCGATGATGGAGGCGGGCCTAAAAGCGACCACGATTAATACCCGGCTGCGGGCGTTAAGGGCGTTCTTTAATTTCTTAGAGGCGGAAGGAATGATCGACGAGAGTCCGTTCCAAAACATTTCGCTAGTTAAAGCGAAGAAAGAAGTTATCCAAACGTTTACGCGAGAGCAGATTCGGGCACTTTTCGAGCAACCGAATCAGGCGACATTTACGGGAATCCGCGACTATACGATAATGTCGTTAATGCTGGACACCGGCATTCGAGCGAGGGAACTTGTCGATCTTAGTGTCGGCGATATCCGGTGGGAAGATAATACGATATTGGTCGACGGCAAAGGCAATAAGGAGCGGCTAGTCCCGATGCAAACTACGCTTAAACGACAACTACGAAAATACGTAGCCATTCGCGGTACATTGCCCGCAGAATCTCTATTCGTGAATATAGACGACCAAACGCTGTCCAAGCGGCGTATACAGGAGTTTATCGCATTGTACGGAAGGCGCGCGAATATACAAAATGTTCGCTGTAGTCCGCATACTTTTCGCCACACATTCGCAAAAATGTCCGTACAGAATGGAGCCGATGTGTTCGCGTTACAAAAAATACTCGGACATACTTCGCTAGAGATGGTGCGGAATTACGTTAACTTATTTTCCGCGGACGTAGCTGCGAAGCATAAAAAATTCAGCCCGCTCGAAAATCTGTAATTTTGTGGAATACTTCGCCAATTTACGGTATAATCTTCCTATATAACGTGTAGGAGGAAGCGGAGGTTGACGGAATGGCAGCGGGAATAGCGGGATTGGCTGTAATGGTTGCGTTTATCGCAGCTCTAGTTTGGTGGCGTAAGAAATCGAAAGGCGCTCGTAACGTATTCGTAGCGAGTTTCGTGGTATTACTTGCGACGACACCGTTTATTGATTACGACGAACTGGAAGCGGAACGAGTGGCCGCGGAGGAAGAGAAACAAACGGAAGCGGCGGAAAGGCTAGCCGAAAAAGAACGTAAGGAAGCGGAGAAAGCCGAGGCAGAGGCGGCAGCCGCAGCGGAGGAAGATGCGGAACAGGAACGCCTGTCTAATCGAACGGTCGCCGAAGCCCTTGTCGAAGATAATTCGCGCGTACACGACGCCGAACTTAGTGAGCACGGACACCTATCGATAACAATGGATGCGCACGGCTCTTGGAGCGAAAATTCAATCGCCACTAATCACGCGTTTTGGGCGTTAGAAGCGATTCACGAGGCGTATGAACTAGATGACGAAATTGCGGCTGTATACGTTGATATAACGACAAATGTGCTCGATGCGAAAGGTAACGAATCAAACGAATGGGTCGTTAGTTTAGAATATGACCGCGAAGATTATGAAGCATTGAATTACGATAATTTCCGCAACTTGGCGAGCGGTCAAGAGTGGCGGATTTACAACGAGGCTAGTGCGTTTATGATTACGCCGCTTATTTACGATAATATGTCTGATAAGATGCGGGAAAATTTAGAGCGCGGAAAAGTGCGCCAATAACGAAAGTAGCTCCGTCCAAATGGGCGGGGTTATTTTTTTTTGCGGAAAATGTCCCAACATTTGCGATGTGCTTTCGCATTAATAAGTATAGGGACAAAAAATATTAGGGTCGGTGAAGAACATGATCGAGTTAATTGAGAGATATCAAAGTGAATTAGATAAGGGTTATTCAATTAATAAAACCGCCAAAATGTTAGGTATTCATCATCAAGTATTAATTAGGCTGATAAAGAGCAAGAAACTGGAAGTATACAAAGTCATCGAAGATTTAACAAGAGATGTGCCGCAAGAGGTTATCAATTTTGAGTGGTTGTGGTATGAGGATAGGTTGGACGAAATAGCAAGAGATTCTTTGCATCATAATTTCTATATATCTGAGAATTTCAAGTCAAAGGATGACGTGCTTTTGTCTAGGTACTGTGTAAGTTCATATGGAGGGTTACATAATTATTTGAATAAAAAGCACCACAACGTACTATGTCAATCCATCTATAAAACCTGCACTAAATGTAGTAAAAATAAAAATATAGGAGAATTTTCACCTTGTAAGCACGGATATTTAGGGATTTACTTCCATTGTAAAAGTTGCGAGTCTAAAAGAAGAAATTCATATGTCAAAGATAATTACGTAAAAGTCAAAGTATTAGTAACTAAAAAGAGATACGCGAATACTGGATTACCTAACACTTTGAGTGAGAAGGAGTATTTAGTGGCGTTTAAGCATTTTAATAATAAATGTTGTAAATGCGGTACTTCTAAGGAAATATCCTTAGATCACTACATTCCAAGAAATTGGGGACATGGCGGAAACACGATAGAAAATATTATTCCTTTATGCCGATCTTGTAACTCATATAAAAGTACGAAAAATCCTTTGAAGATCTCAGAACTTGATCACGTCATACCTTATTTAGCATCTTTAAATAACCTAAGCGAACAAGAATTTAAATCATATGTAAATTGGTGTAGCGACAATAAACGCCCGATTCATGATATTAAAAGTAAAGTTCCATCGATTGAAGCTTGGAAGGAGTCATTAAATTGAGTGAACAAAAACCGAAAGTCATCGACAGACGCAATCGTAAGTTCGTATGGGTCGACCGCGCCGTAATGGAATACACCGAAACCCTAACGCGACCCACTGATAAACTCGTATACGTCATGCTGTGCATGTACGCGGATAACGAAACTCTCACGTCCTATCCGTCCATTGAGCGATTAGCCGAACTTTGCGGATGTAGTGAACGAATGGTGCGGTATTCCATCTCGCGACTAAAAGAAGCCGAATTAATATCGGTAGAGGCGCGATATGATGGGCGCGGGTATCGGTCAAGCAACGTTTATTATATACTCGACCCGCCTGCCTAGCGGTAAATAGTTCACGCCTAACGGCAAATATTTCATGACTGACCTGCAACATTTACCTAGTAACTATACTAAGGTTTATCTATACTTATTTATCTATACTAAAGTACTTGGCAAAACCATTCGTCACTACGTTCCTCAGCAGTCATTCACTAACGTTCATAACTGCCTATTATTTATCCGCGAAAGAACTTAAATAATAAAAAGATCACGCAGAAAATGAGTTAAGTGAGCCGCCGCCCTCACCGCGCCAATTTAACCGAAGGAGGAACCGCCCGTGAAACGTGACCACCCGATACATTACGTAGTCAACGTCAACAACGAATCCCAGCCGACTCACCAATACGGAGTCGTCACCGCAACTGTCACGCACTTTACCCGCGAAATATACTTACCGCGTATTCTTGTCGACATCGGAGTCGCGTCGTCTATAAGCGAAGTTCGGCGGAACCGCCCGGAATTAGTCAAGGAATTGCCGAAAACGCCTCATTTCCAACGATTTAAGTACGGTAAGCGTCTCGTAGACATATTCGTTTACGCGTAATCAAAACGCCAAATCGCCCGTGTTCACACCGGCAAAAACAAGGAGGAGTCGTTATGCTATCGAAATACCCCGTAACAACTGACCGAGGAGAGTATCGCGTAACTATTAAAAATATCTATTGGTACGATGACGGTGGCGATATTTACAAAGTTGAAATATTTGAGCCGTATATAAAATGGAAACTATTTCGAAGGTTTAGGCTTGTTGCTACGTTGAGGGCGGAGGAAAAGTATCGCAATGACTTCGTAAAGGTCGCCCGACATAGTGTATTAAACTACGAAGAACGACTTATTGAGCGCGAAGAGGAGCAGCGTATTATTAACGAAGCACACGCAGTTTTCCACGAATGGGACGGCGACATGACTACGAAGGAGGTCGCTAAATGACGAAACAACCGCTAATCATCACGCAACGGTACGGAATCAAATCGGACGGCGCCCGCCAATTCTCCGTAGTAGAACGTCGCACCGTCGACCCCACGAAATCGCCGAAATGGGCGGAGCTAATCGCAGCCACGCCCGACCTCGACCCGTCGCCCCGCGAAACTTGGGCGGAAATAGGGTCGTACCACGCAACGATTGCGTCCGCGTTAAAAGCTATCGCCCGCCATACGACCTTAACGTCCGAGGCGGAAACATTGGCGGAACTAATTGCGGAGCTTACCGACCTAGCTGACGCCATTCGAATCGCGGGGAAATAGCGACGTTAAGGGCGGTCGGGACTGTTACTATTCGGACGGAATAAAAACGCAAAGGGGACGGTAATATGACGGAAAAAATTAAGTTGACTCGCGAGCAAGCTGACGCATTGGAAATGTTAATGGAAGTTTACGGACCTGACGAAATTATCGCGGAGCATATCGAAAGATATTGCGGAACAACGTTAAACAAATTAACAACGGCGGAGCTTGCCCGAGCACTTTTCGTAGGATATACGGTTGAGTTAACGGAAGCAGAGAAGCACGAAAAAGTAAAAGAGGCTTACTACGGATATAAACTCGGGACAGCCTACAGCACTCAGGCAGAACATTATATCCGCGGAATAAGCGACACGCTCGACATTCTCGAAATTAAAATCGAAGGGGTGAACGCATAATGTCAACGGGAACAGTAACGATTACACGAGAACAAGCGGCGGCAATCGACAACATTTTAGAGTTCGGGGACGTTGAGGACATCGTTAGGGAGCACGCAGAAGAGGGTGACGGTTGGGAAAGTGCATGGACGCCTATTAACGGAATGCCTCTCGATACTTTAATACGTGCGTTGTACGTGGGCTATAAAATCGAACTAACTGAGCGGGAGAAGCACGATAAAATTCGAGATTTATACCAAACCTCGTACTACGGTAATCATCGTTTCTATATTAAGGAAGTATTATCAATACTCGATATTGAAGTCGAAGGAGTGAATGTATAATGCTTACTAAAGGCATAATTTTTGCGAGATTGTTAGATGATTTCCGCAGTCTTATTGAGCGTGAATCGGAACGTGTAGGCTATAGCCCGGAAGGGGCCGCGGATTTTGCGGAACTGAGGTCGGATATTTACCGAAAATTGTACGAGGAGGCGAGCGAATGAACGCACAACGATTAACGGAGATTCGCGAAAGGGCTGCGAAGGCGACGGACGGAGCTTGGCGAGCTACGTTAGATGACCCATACTACCGCACATACGTGTTAGGTTCGTTCAATAAAGGGGTACACGTAATTGCGGATATTAAGGGCGATAACAATGCCGACTTCATCGCACACGCCCGAACTGACGTCGAGGACTTACTCGCGGAGGTTGAGCGGTTGTCTCACGTAGTTGCCGTGATAAAAGAAATGGCCGAGGAAGGTTACGTCACGGCGGCTAGTATCGATGAAGCGTTTGTATGTGATATATTCTTACAACGTCTAAACGAGGAGTTGAACGAATGATGACGAACTGGTTACTTGGATATAGTGCGGTTATCCTCGGAGTTGCTACTTATTTCGGGATAAGGAAGTATTTTCATAACGCAAAAGAAGAACGAAAGAAGAAACGAGAATCTCAGCCGAAAATCTTCTTAGTTGTGTACGACTTTTTAGATGTTTCGTATTTGCGTGGGGTTTTCATGTCAAGCGAAGAAGCACAGAAGTTTATCGATACTTTATCAAAGGAGGAAGATTATAGTCCGTTTGATTACCGAGTTATAGTGCAAAGAGAAAAGAATTTATTAAAATTCCGTAAAAAGGAGGCGAGCGCCTAATGCCACGCAAACAACCGAAAACAGCCGACTGGCGTAACTTACCGCTTGCCGACTGGAATTGCACGACTTTCACCGCTTATTTAGAAGATCGCACCCGCGAATTATACGGCGTTGAGTATTTGCCAGGCGGCGGTGGCGCGAAGAATGTCCGATGGTCACGCGAAAAAGGAATGATGAAGCAGGCGCAGACTAAATACGGAAATACCGTCTTGCGTAAATTTATCGACCTATGCCACGCGGAGTATCGACCAAACGCGAAATACCCTTTCGTACATTTTACGTTAATGTATTCGCACATGGATCGAAACTTTGCGAAGGCGCAGGCGGCTGAAACCCGCGGCAAGAAAGCGGAAGCCCAAGCGGAAAAGGCGGCGGAATCTCTCACGGACAAAAACGTGCTCGATTGGCTGTAACGCGCGAATAAAACGAAATTATGGAGGCGGTTATTTTGGCGAAATCTTATGCGGAATTATCTAACGAATTACAGGCGGTAGTAGACGAGGTTAAACGCAAGGCTTACGCGGAAGGATTCGAGGCAGGGCGGGTGTTTGATAGTCGCGAAGAAAGTAGACGGAAAGAAGTAGCGGAGTTGCTTAAGGCTAGAGCCGACTTTTTGGCGGAACAAGGACGAGATTCTTTCGAGGAACGCGCGGAGAGAGGTCGCCAAATGATCGAAAAGGCGCGCGAACAGTCGAAGGAAGATAAGCAACGAATGCGCGACGAAATCGTTGAGCGTGCGAAGGCGGATGTTGAGGATCTTTTACAGCACAACCACACTGAATCTGTCGCGGGCGGAGTGTGGTTCGTAAACACTGTAATAGCTGTGAAAACAGACTTTTGCAAGTTTGTAGTAAATAAGGAGAAGAGAGTCGTGGTGGCGTTGGTTATCGATATACACAATAATTCGGTGTATACAAAAGGAATCGCCAAATGCGCCCCTAACGATTGCTTCAACGTCCACATCGGAAAGGCGATTTCACTTCGCCGAGCACTAGGACTCCACGTGCCTACGGAATATTTAAACGCACCACAGCCGACGGAGGTTCGGATTGGAGATATAATGAAAGTGTTTGTTTGGGGCAACGGAGTTAGAATAGTGAATAAAGCCGGAGGAATTCACGGCATTATGAATATGTACGCAGAGAAGTATTTTGCCGATGGGAAGGCAAGTATTATCGACGACTCACGCGAAGGGGTGGAAGCGGAATGACCTTCTTATTTATCGTTTTGCCTCCGCTAATACTCCTCGCTATAATCGGACTGTTCTTTATTATCGAAGCTATTAAGTCGGTAAAAGCGGAAGGATTCTCGATTCACTACGACTTGGCAGACGAGGACTTCGGATTTTTAAAGCCGAGCAAACCACGCATTGTTAACCGTAAATTACGCTCTAAACGAAAGGAGTGACGCCACTTTGACGCAAACGAACGAAACTAACTGCATACTCGCCCGCGACTGCGCCCACGCCGGCTCGCCCGCCAAATGTACCGACCGTTGCCCGCACTTTGCGCAATTACACTCGGCGACCGGACGTCATACACGCGCAGGCTTGCCCGCTAAATATGCGCTGACCACGTTAGCCGACGCCCCGCCACGCGCCGATCAGCCGGAAGTGTACGGCGCAATTGACCGCGTTGTTGCTTCATTTTCGCGCCAATTTGACGCCAAGCCGGCTATTAAATCGCTGTACTTATTTTCCGCGGAACCAGGCACGGGCAAAACGACCACGGCGTCGGGGCTACTTAACGCGTACCTAACCGCCCATTACGTGGGCTCGTTAAAGCGCGGGCAAACGCCGAAGGAGCGACCGGTATTTTTTCTCGATGTCAACGAATGGCAAACGCACTATAACCGGTACACGCGTCCGGGCGTGCCGGATTGGCGTAAGGAAGAAGCGGCGGACGTGTACTACGCATGGCTTGCCCGCGCTAAGGTTGCCGACTTTGCAGTGCTTGACGATATCGGCGTACGTGGGGCGAGCGAAGCTTTTCGCGGGGACTTACACGATATTATTAACGCGAGGGTAGCCGCGGAGAAGCCGACCGTCTACACGTCAAATATTCCGTTTGCCGACTTGGCGGGGCTATATGACGCAAGGCTTGCGGATAGGGTGCGCGACCAATGCTTAGAGGCTCCGTTTAAGGGGCAATCGAAAAGGGGGCGACGTTGATGGCGGAAGTTATGGGCGTTATACTTAACATTTTTGTTAACATTTTAATCGGATTGACCGTTTTGGTGATAATTTTCGGAATTGCTATCTCGATAGTTATGTACCCGGCAATCCTCATAGTAGCCGTGACATTAACTTTTGCGTGGGCAGTTGGACGAACACTTACGGAGTGAGGGGGCGGACTTATGAAGGGAATTATCGGCAAGTTGTCAGCACTAACTGTATTAATAGGCGCAACTGTGTACACAACGCAGAAGTATCGCGATTATATCGAGCGTCGCGAATCAGAGGCGATTTATGAACGATTACTCGCGGAAAAAGGGTCGGTCGAGTTAGAATTTGCGCCGGCAGAGGACGCGGAACCTTATACCGCACACTTTGACGTAGGCGACCCCGTCATTATTCGTAACCCATATCTCGCGGAGTTGACCGAGCACGACGTAAGGCATACGCGAATCACAGAACGCGGACAAATCGAAGAAACGGGCGTTTACATTTATCGCGTAGAGGGCGACACGCAATGGTACAACGAGGCGTATCTCGCGGAAGATTACTACGGACCTAAAACGTTAAATGTCGTGCCCATAACGGAAGCGACGGAAGCCCCGCCGACCATTGACGCTCAAATAGACGCAGTGCTCGACGAAATTAATGACAATAACGCGCTAATTAAGACGTTTGGAGACGCCGAATACCTAGAGAAGGGGCGTCAGTTAAGCGTTAAATTAGCCGGGCTGAGGACGCAGAAATACGGAAGTGAATAGTATCCAAAAAACCGAATTAAAGAGAGGAATTATTTAGAATGAACAAACGACAAAAACTTAAAAAAAGAAAGGGAAAACAGAAGAAAGGCAAACAAATTGTTTATGTTGACGGCAAAAATATAACAGATGGTAGCACAGTGGATGTATTTATTTCCAATAAGTTTGAGGTACTTAATGTAGAAGGTGAAATTGATTACTTTACTAGCACTATTCAGAATAGGCACTTGTCACAGAAGAAGTGGGAGAGAAAAGGATGGAATGAAAAAGCGGTTGATTATCTTATTAGATTAGAAAATGTTCGCAATATCGAAATGGCGGTTTGGGTTAGTGATAATGAAAAATCAGGATACACGATAAAACCTCCAAATGTGAGTTATTAAAAAGAATAAATACATGGATTGAAATGTGTTTCTGTTATTATCTAGTACAGAAAAAATAATTCACAGTTTGACCAAACCACGAACCGAAAGGAGCGACGCCTATGAAAGTAACCGCGGAAATGATATTTTCGAAGATTCTCGACACCAACGATCCCGACGCCCTCAAACGGTACGATATTCGCGAGTCCCACATGGCGACCGAAGCCGAACGCGAAGCCCTCCGCTATATCCGTGAATACGCGACAAAGAACGCGGGCAAGGCACCGTCACACGCCGACTACCTTAACGCCACCGATGCGGAATATTTCGAGGGCGTGACGGACGATTTCGGCTGGCTTGCGGACTCATTAAAGGCGGACGCGGCGAAACGGGAAGTTTACCGCATGATGTCCGACCCGAAATTAATCAACGAAATCACTCGCGAAAAAGACGGACGGGACATAGCCGAACAGTTGCGGGACCGCCTCGATTCGATTATACTAGGAACAAGTGTTCGCAAGTCGATCGGTAGGACGCTCGAACAGCTAAAAGACGATTTCCGGGCGGAGTATGAGCGTCGGAAGGCGGGCGAGTCATTTAAGATATGGCGGACACCATTCGACAAACTGAACGCAGAAATAGGCGGGCTATACAGCGGCGACATTTACGGCTTTTTCGGCGAGTCGGGGCGCGGAAAATCCTATTCTATTATAGAGTTCGTTGAATGTTTACTGCGTCAAGGGGCGACCGTGTTCGTGAAATCCTTCGAGATGAACGCCTACCGATGGCTTTCGCGGCTGTTATCGTCCATGACATCGAAAGAGGACGCGCTCGAAAATAAAGCCGGCGAAACGATTGGCGTGCCCAGTCGCGAATTGCTAGCCGGTAAGCTCAACGAAAGATACGAGGAATGGTTCTTCGATACCTTGGCGCGCATAAACGACTATTATCCCGGCGAGCTTATTTTGCAGGCGAAAGGTGACGCGGAGCTGACACGCTCGCTCGACGAACTTGACCAAGAACTAGCGGAGCGACCCGACATTGACGTGTTAGTCGTCGACCCTATTTACGGCTTTAGCGACACCTACGGCAAGAACTCGAATAAAACGGCGGGCGGAGCTGCGGAACAGATGGCGCGAAGATTTGAAACGTTGGTCGGCGTGCATAATGTCGTCGGTATATACGCGGTGCAAGCCACCACGGACAAGAAGGCGACGGGTGACGACGAAGCGAGAGAACTTCGCTTGCCTGACCGCGACAAAGTGAAGACGTCTAAGGCGTTGCTTGAAGTGGCGACCGTGCTATTCGCGTTCGATTCGGTGGACGGAAGGGCGCGATTAGGTATCGAAAAAGGGCGCGACGGCGGCGAGGACTTTACGCTTGAATTGGTCGCGATGCTTGATTACGGTGTATTGCGGGAACTACCGACCGAGGCGGAGACGAACGAATACTTTCCGGGCTTCAACCCGTAAGGAGGGACTACTAATGAAAATGAAATATATTTACCTTAAAACAATTAACTGGTCAGAGAGATTTGAGAGTGTGAAAGGTAGTTATTATGATTATGTTGCAACTATTTATGCTTCCTCAAAAGAGAAAGAAAAAGAAATTATAGAGGAGCTAACTTTAAAAGGTTTTAGGGAGATTAAAACCAATAACGGAATATTAGTTTTTGAAAAACACAGACACGTAGTAAGGTTATGGAGGTTTTATTAGCAGAAGGAGGGGCGCGCTATGCTAGAAATTGACGTACGCACCGAACTCGAGCGCTATGACTGGCGGCGAGCAACGTGGGGCGCGGACAAATTAATCGCCTGTTCACCTTTTCGTGAAGATTCAACGCCTTCCTTTTACGTATGGCTTGACGGCGAAAACGCGGGCTATTGGGGCGATTCGGGCACGGGCGAACGCGGAGGATTTACCGCCTTGCTCGCACGATTACGCGGCGAGTCCGAAGCCGAAACAGCCGAATATTTGCGCGTAGAATACGGGTTAGACACCGCTGTAATCACCGACAAGCCTCCGAAATTAGCACGTTTGCAACGAGTGCTTGCCCCGCCGAAAAATACCGCAAGTCTAGCCGTTCCCGCCGTTGAGCCCAGCGCTTACTTAGCCGAGCGCGGAATACCTGCGGAAATACAGGCGTTATACGGCGCGGGGCAGGCGGGCGATACCGTAGTCTTGCCGTGGTTAGACGCGAGAGGACGTGTGCGGGCGCTAAAATACAGGCTCACCGACCGTAAGGCGTTTTGGTATGCGAAAGGCGGCGTGCCAGTCCGCGAATTAATATACGGGCTAGACGTGGTTTATCGTCAGCGGGCGGCGGTGGCGGTCATTACCGAGGCGGAAATCGATGCGATGTCGGCAGCTATGGCGGTGGCGGGCGAAAGTTATATCGGAATAGCGACAGGCGGGTCGAAGTTTAGCCGCGAAAAGGCGGAACTATTAATGCGGAGTCCGCTCGAGCGGCTAATCGTGGCGTCGGATAATGACGAAGCGGGTCGACTGTTGGCTGCGGACATTAAGCGGTGGCTTGGCGGGCATATGCGAGTGGATTGCGTCGAGTGGGGCGGTAGTTTGCGGAAAGATATTAACGAGGTGCTGGCGAAGGATGGCGCGTTTGCGCTAGGCGAAATGTTCGGAAATATAGGGCGAAAGAACTAATTTGGATAAATTAACCTCGGGCGCCATACGTTGGGGGAGTAAGCGTTACAAACAATTCGACATAAACCGCGTAGGAAATATAAAAATAATTGTATTGCGTGGTCCGCGATAGTCGTTTTATACTAAAGTCAAGTCGTAGAAGTTGATCGAGGAGTCAACCGTCCGGCGGGCGGAAAATACCGCCTAGTCGCCTACATACTCCCATTCGTACAAGTCTTCGATACGACAACCGAGTATTTCTGCAAACACTTTCGCGACAGGAAGAGTCATTTTGACCTCTCCGCTCCTCCATCGATTAATGGAGCTCTTATGCCAACCGGTTAAAACTACGAGGTCAGCTTGCGTCAGTTTCTTCTTTTGCATTAATTCGGGTAGACGACACCGTTTTATTCGATATCGCATAACGGCGCCCTCCTCGCGGTAAGTATACAGGGAAAGGAAGTGGCTTTCAATTAGTAAATATTAATTAGTTCAAAAGTACCGAAAAGAATTTTCTGAATTTTAGTAGACAAGTTATGTGGAAAGTGGTATATTTTTCTTAATGTTATTCCTGTTTCGTTAATGTTCGAAATAAGATAAAAGGAGAATATACTATGAAAGCTAATGAAATCGTTAAGGAACTTATGAAAGAAAACGGTCTTAATCAAACAAATGTGGCGGATTTAGCCGGAATTCAATCAAAGTCAGTAGTCTCAAAGTTTTTAACTGGAAGCGTAACCACTGATTTATCTAATGTAATATTAATCGCAAGAAGCATTTCTCCGGATAGGTTTATAGAAATAACAAATCAATATATCCAAGAGATAAATAAACCTCAGCAAGTGCAAAATGCTTTAGAATATGCTTTTACCTTTAATCAAGTCGAGGTTTTAGACTTTTTATGTTCAAAATTTGAAGGTTCGAGAGATGTTGATGATTGGGTTGATGTGTATTCGATTGCAAAAGATATGTTAAGTGCTGATTGCGACTTAGTAACATTAATAGATCGATTAAAAGAAGTATACGGGCAAATAAAGACACAAGAATTAAAATGTTCCGCTAACTTATTTGAAGCTTACGCGTATTATAAGTTAAATGATGACGATAGAGTGGAGCATTTAGTTAGTTTTGCAGGAACAATTTTGTCTGAACTTAAAGAAGGTTATTTAAAGGAATCACTATTAGTTAGATACAACACATTAATAACTTTAACATCTTTATACGTTAAAGAAGATATAACTAAGGTTAAACAAGCGGTTAAGGGTATAACTCAAAGTAAATATGCCTCAGACTTGTCAGTAGCATCCGCGTATCATTCGCTTGCAGCAGCGGTTACTTTCGTTAACCTTGATGAGGCAATTCTTTATTATAATAAAGCTGTTTCTTTATATGATTATTTGGGACGAGATTACTATGTTGATAGAATCCTCAAATCTGATATTCCTTTCGCGTATAACTTACATAAGAAAGAGTTTGACACAGACGGGATAGATATTGAAGAACTGGCTCATTATTATGTTCAACGCGGAGAAAATGAGGTGGCCCTTGATTTGTTAGAAGGGGTAAAGAGTTTATCAGTTTTTGGTGAGTTTTACAAAGCTAAAGCCGGTAAGGATTTACTAGGGTTATTTGAAGTACAAATTAAATTCTCTAATTATGGGTTTTCGTTTTACACCAACTTAATTAAAGAGGCGATAAAGTCCCTTTAATTTTTACCTTTTGCTATTCTTATTTCGTAAAATTCAAAAACAGAAAAATAATAAAAAGTTTTTTCGGAATCTTGTCCCAAAAAGTGTAAAGGTCTTTCGCATATATAAGTATAGGGGAAAATAAGGAGGTTAGTAAATTGAAAAGAAGTAATTTAACTGAATTAGTATTGTTAGCAAGAGAAGGTTCGCTTGTAGCATTAGACGAAATCTACAAACAGTTTATACCTTTAATTAATCACGAAGGAAATAGGATATTTAGCAGAGTGAGAGATAGCACATCTTTTGAGTTTGAGTGTTATAAGAAAATTGAGTCATGGGTTAGGGATTTTGACGAAAACGTTCATAATGACTTTAGGGCTTTGATAATTAGGTGTATCAGAAGAATTAAGTCGAAGCATCTCAAGAATGAATTAAAAGTAGTGCCTATCTCATTAGATTCTTTGGCGGGAGTCGATGATGAGGGGAATCAGTTACACTATGAAAGATATTTAGTCGACGATAATATCAACTTGGCGGAAGATATTATTGATAGTTACGACCTAACGGAAAAAGTCACCGTTTTGGCGAACGGTGACTCTCGGAAAATGTTAATTCTCAAAGCATGGATAAACGGGTATAACGATTCGGAAATCGCAAAGCTTTTGGCGAAGGTTTGCGGCGGAAACTCTGAATCACACCGTAAGTTTATCACACGATTCAAGAACAAAGAGTGCAGAACAGCTTTCGAAAAAACTGCGTAAGGTTATTAAGCCTTGTCTGCGTGAGCGTAAAATACGCCCAATTATATTATATCACAATTAATCTAAAATGCGATTACGCTTGTATTACAAAAATTGTATATAATCTTATATTCATAAGTAATTATACGGTTTATTTATAATACATGCAATAGGGAACGTCTGTTCTTCTTGGTCGCTAATAAAAGGAGCGATTATCATGTCTTTCTATCATATAAGTATTCCCAATATAGACGATTTAAAACCACAAATTAACGAAAAGTTTGCGGATATTTTGTATAACGGCTCCGCTGAAATCGACGAAGACCCAGCGGATTACTACGTCAAAGCACCGAAAGGGGTGCGGTTAGCATGACGAAATCTTATATTTTAACATCACACGCAAAAGAACGCATTCGTCAACGCTATGGAATCGAGTCGGTACAGGTCGCGACTAATTGGGCGAATGATTTAATAGCAAAAGCTCAGCGAAAATTTAAACGCGATGGTAAGACTCACTACGTTGTGGGCGGTCGAGAATTTATCTGCGATGATAACGAAAGACGCGTAATAACGGTGAAGCCTAATGACGCGAATAACCAGTATGTAACGAAACTAAACGGAATATTACGTAAGGAAATTATTAAGATACTCACTTTACAATCGCGCACATTAAACAAGGCGGAGATAGAAGTCGCACAGTTAACGCTTAATTTTCATAAAGCACGGAACCCAAAGACAAAAGCGTCGATTCAAGCAAAGCTAACTCACGCGATAGACGCGAAGAATAACGTAGAAGACGAAGTGACCGCATTAAAAAAGGCGGTAGAATATTACGGCTTGGAGGCGATTCAGTGACGGACGCATTAGTGCTGGCAATACTCGGCGTAATTTTAATCGTAGGCATGGCGTTTATTTACCGTGAAGTAGACTGAGCCGGCTTTATGTCGGCTAGGCGGTTTAACTGCGGGTAATTATCGGTTGAGCCGTCTAGCGGGCGTAATGCTCGACGCAGAAGTAAGCCCACGAACGTTAACGCACTCGGCGCGCGACGGGTTGCGTAGGTTTTCTGCGTAAAAAATATATAAACGGAGGTATGCGTACATGGCGATTAAGAAAGGTGCGGGAGCTATCGGTCAATTAGAGGCGAGCAATGAGGGCGGAGCAACGGCAGATTTTACGAAATTTAAGTCGGGGACTTCGTTGAAGGTTCGCGTTAAAGGACTACACGACCTAGCACAGTATTATAATTACGGTATTTTTAAAGTCGTAAATAGCTTCACGCCAGAGGTTCCGGCTGAGCGTAATGACCGCGGATTTATTACGGCTAATCCTACTCCGTGGGATAAGGCTGCTCAATACCACGCAGACAAAGCGAAGGAAGCGGCGGAAGTTGGCGACAAACAAGCGGAAGATGACGAGAAGGCGGCAGCTAGATTATACCGCGGCAGTGAAAAATACCTCGTCGGATTCTTCGATTTAGAAACCGGGCAGGACATCGTAGTTGACCTAACGCGTAATCAAGCACAAGTGGTATTCGCGGCAATCAAGAAATACGCGAAAAAGTTAGATAAAATTGCGTTTGAACTGTCTAAAACCGGATCTTCAACTAGCACTATCGTAAGTCTATCGCCAATCATTGATATGGACGAGGATTTAACGGACAAAGAAAAAGAGAATTTCGCAAAGGGCGGCCAACCATTTAACGATTCTCTTTTCGACAATTTACTTTATGAAGCAGACGAGTCGGAGCAATTAGAACTCCTTACGAAAGCTGGATTTGATATTAGCTTAATCGGATATGAAGGAGAAGTCAACTCTAATAAACCCGAACAAGTTTTCTAATTACATTAAACAATTAATAAGAGTAGTATATAAGTAGACTTATAACATAGGAGGAATATAAACATGAAAAAATTATTACTAACATCTGCACTAACATTAGGACTAACACTATTAGCGGGGAACGTGCTCGCGGACGAACCGGTCGAGCCGACGCTAGACGATCCGATTTTACAGCCGTTTAGCGGAGGCCCTACTAGACCGCCGGTAACGGGACCAATCGAGCCGTAATTAACCGCAGCCACACGTACGCAATCTCTGACGGGGCGCCGCCACACTCGCCGTGCCCCGCATCTTTTCGAATTTAACCACGCGAAGGAGGATGTAACATGGCGAAATTAAACGGAGTTAAACCGCACAAAGTGCAAGCCGGCAAAGTCGAAGCAATCACGTATGAGGGCGAGGTATATACGCGAGTAGAAGGACCAGCAAAGGTCGGTGATATAACGTTAATAACTTCCGACTATTGGATTGACTCTACAAAAGACGCCTATTACTTAACCGTAGAACTCAGCGGTAACGACCCGAGAATTGTCGACGACGTAGGTGATACGGACAGTAATTTTTCCGGTCATTATGAGTTATTCCGCAACCTCACGCCAATCACGCTCGAGCACGACGGCGTTGGCTATGCGAAGTTGGTCGCAGACGCAGCACCAAAAGCGGGCGACTACGTTGTGTTTGCGGACGCGGACGATAACTTACCGGGCTATTTGACTGCGGGTGAGCCTTACGAGATTAAGCGAACTGATGATTGTGGAGACGCTCACATAACGGACGATGACGGAGACAATTTCGACATGGACGAAGCGGATTATTATACGTATGCCTATTACGCGAAAGTAGCCGCGCCTAAACGCAGACCTACCGAAGGTGATTGCGTAAAGGTTATCGGTAATAGCGTAAGTCACAACTACGCAATCGGCTCATTCGTTACAATTGTTAAGGACGGTAAGGACTCCGTTCCTTTTAAAGCACGCAGAGAGAACGGTAGTATCGGAAATTGGTTGGCGGAGAAGGACGTGGAACTAGCCGACCGTAAGCCTGATTCAATTACGCTCACCATCACGCATCTAGACGGAACGACCACGCAACTTACCGACGTAGCGAAAATCGAAGCTACCGGCGGGGAGGCGGTCTAACCTGGCGCACGCAACCGAAATGACCGGCGTATATTCCGAGCTAGTGGCGATGGTGGCGCTAACCGCGAATGGTTACGTCGTCAGCCGCCCGTTAAGCCGCGAAGCCTACGACCTTGAGGCGACCGACCCGCTCGGCAATCACGCACGTTACCAAGTAAAGACGATTAGTCGACGCTCCGACCGCCGTAACGAATTGGTGGTTTACGCGACGAAAGGGCGAGGGCAGCGTTATAGTCAGTCAGACTTCGATTATATTATCGGCGTACTCGGAGACGAAGGCGCAGTCCCGCGCGTATTTTTAATGGAAAACCGTTGCTTGCGCGAATATTGGGCGAGCGAGGCAAGGGCGGCGAAACGGTGGGTCGAGCTGCCAATCGAATTAAACCGCGAATTACTAAAACAAAACGAAGGAGCTGGCGCTTAATGGCGAAAATTACGTTAGAAAACGGTATGGTAATCGAAGGGACTATCGAGGAATTTCGTGAAATGGGAGTACAGTTTCCGATTGATGAGGGTAAGCCGGAAGATGAGGATAAATCACCGTACATGCCCGGCGATAAAGTTCGCGGAAAGTTGACCGGGACTATCTATACGTTAATAAAACGTGATCCTAGCCGAGACGGTAGAGGATATGGAAAGGCGTGGTTTACGAATCAAAGCGCTGATGGATTTATCGGCGAGAATCAATTCGAACTTGTCGAGGAAGAAGCCTCCGCGCCACTAAAAGTCGGGGATTACGCGAAAGTGCTGGGCGGAGCTGACTACGTAAATGTAGGCGATTTAGTCGAGTTAACCGAGGCCGGATTCCATTACGACTTCATAGTTAAGCGGGTTTCCGACGGTAAGGAAGATGCTTTTAACTCCCCTAACCTTGTCCGCGCCACCGACGCAGAGGTTGCCGAAGCCAAAGCCGCCGCCAAGCCGAAACTAAAATACGCGGAAGGCGACTACGTTAAAACTGAGGACGGAATTATCGCTAAGGTGACGGAAGTTGACGAAGGTTCTCATATTCTACCGTATAAATTCGAAGCATTAAACGGTTCTTATATCGGATGGAAGACGGACTATTATGCTCGCGAAAAAGCCACGCAAGAGGACGTAAAATGGGCGCGAATTGGTCGTCAGCCAAACGAGTATAAGGAAGGCGATATTGTTCGCGTGAAAAACCCGTGTAGCGCCCCGCTTAAGCATGGTCAACTAGTTGAGGTACGTCTAGATTCGGACGAACCGCTGAGCGTCAACGTAGAAGGCGATTGGCTCGTAACTGTAACGGAATTGGTAACGCCGGTCGAATCGCGAGCAGATTTACCGTGACCCCCGCAACCTACTGCGTTTACTGTGACGCACCGCTCTACGGAGGCGACGAAGTTATCCGCTTCCTGGAGCCGCCTCTGAGTCGCGCCGACTACTGTGGTGTGCGCGATTGCTTTTACGATGACTTGCGCAAGAATGCAGAAGAATTTACGCCACCTTTTACGGTAAGGAGGGTACGCCTATCGGAGACATACGGCTAAAAATAAAAGCGGCGGAGGCGGGACGGAAGCGTGCGAACGAATCGACGGCAGAAGGACTGCGTCGAATTCTCGCGATGAGCCTTACGCAAAAGGAACGGGAATACGTCCAAGCTGCGCTTGATTCGGGAGCTAAACGCCTAAAGACCGGACCTCTATCGAAGAGCGAAGCCGTATCTATGGGACGCGATATCGTTGAGTCGCGAAAAGAGACGGAGCGCCAACGTAAAATCGCTGAAACAATCGCTAATAAGCCGGACAATTATTACATTCTAACGGACGACGCCGAACTGCCCGCATTTACCGACCGCCTTCGCAAAGAAATACTACTTCAACGCGAACAATGGGCGGGAAGGTTCGAATTGCTAGGCGTCGATTCTATGACCGCGGGAGACTTCGAGGGTACCGGCATTGACTCGTATATCGACCTTTCGATCGGATTTTCGATATGGCTTCCGCTACTAGACGAAGGCTATTACTTACCTTATGGTCACGTCGACATGAGAGGCGTTGAGGGTTTCGAGTTTCTAGCGGACGATTTCGCATTCATTGAAGGACAACCGCAGTTAACACGTTCGAAAGTGCTTGCGGCGATTACTCCTTATCTCGCGAAACCAAACCTCGGCAAAACGCTTCATATGGGTTCGGCTCGTTACGATTTACATGTCGCGAAGAATGACGGCTATACTATTCGGGGCTGCGTTTGGGACACGCTTGACGCCATGCAGACGTTAAATGAGCACGAGCAATCTTACGGATTAAAGCCCCTCACGGACAGATATAAGAAGAACATGGGCGTTGAAGGCGACGTGTTTACTTTCGAGGACTTATTCGGAAATCGGTCGCCAGCTCCGTTCGGTACATTAATCGTAGGGATTTACGCGATAAAGGACGTTTACTTCGGATGGCGATTGTTCGAGTGGCAATTCGAGTTAATTAAACGAACTGACAACCTTATGACGTGTTATTCGCGAGTAGATTCGAAACTTCCGGAAACAGACGTATTTATGGAGCGTTGCGGATTTTTAATCGACCTCGACATGGCCGCCCAACTTGAACGCGAATATAGCGAAGAACTCGAAAAGGCACGTCGCCAAGTGTTCGAAACTTACGGAATAGACGACGCGTTTATTCGTAAAATGGATCGCACAATTAGCGTCAATAAAATCGATAAATGGGTCGAAGCTCAACGAATGAAACGCGCAACTCTACAGAAACGAATCGAAGCTAAGACGCAGAAAATTACCGAGTTAGAAGCCGCAAACAAAACGCATACGAAAGGCTACGAAAAAGAAGTCGCTATGCTCGAAAAGTATCGGAAAGAGCTTGCGGAATTACCTGCAGCTAAGCGAGATAACGCGCCACAATTCGTTGACTCATTCGAACTTACAAACGGAAATCATATCGCGTATCTCATTTACGACCACCTAGAAATCGAGGACAAAACGAAGGTAATCGACAAGAATAAGTCGCGTAGTACGGCGGTTGACGTAATGGAGATTTACTTCGAGGACGAGCCGACTTTAGAGCCGTTAGCCACTGTGTCTATGTATACGAAACTATTATCGACTTACTTACGACCAATGCTCGGTATAGGTACCAATTCCTCGCTAGAGATCGACGGACGATTACACTCGAATTTCAAGGCGGGAGGAACCTCGACAGGGCGTTATAGTAGTTCGCAATACAGCGGTAGACCCATCGACATTTTGAAAGAGGTGATCGCTTGATAGACGTAACCGATTCGAATTATCTCGCGATTGTTAAGCGGTTAGTCGCGGACGAGCGAAAGGTAAAACGAGGCACGAATCTACAAAATATCCCGTCTAGGACTGACGCGGGTAAAAGAGTGCGTAAATGTTTCGTACCGCCGCCGGGCTACAAATTCATCGGCTCCGACTTAGGGCAAATAGAGCCTCGTATTCAAGCGCATATCATGTACGAGAAATACGGCGACAACTCTATGCGTCAGATATTTATCGACGGTACTGGCTATTACGAAACAATGGCGATGAGAACATTCGACTTACCGCGCGAAAACTGCGAGGACAAAGCACTCGACCCGACCGGAACATTTTCGCCACGTGCGATGATGAAAACGGGCGTACTCGCCAAGTCTTACGACCAGTCCGTTCAATCTTTCTCGAAGAAAATGAAAGTACCGATGACGGTCGCTGAACGGTTCTTTTCCGGATTCGACGAACAATTCCCCGCGTTTACGTTAATGGTTAAAGATATTCGCGAAGGAATGAGGGCGAAAGGGTTCGTTGAAACGCTCTACGGAAGAAAGCGGAGATTCCCCGACTACCAGCGCGTAGCGGAAGAAGTAAGGCGTAACGAGCGCAAATTGACGCAGTATTACATCGAACGGAAGCCGCTACTAAATAAGACGTCACTGACCTCGAAAGAGCAGGCTAGACTCGATAAGTTGCAGGAATTAATCGCACCATTAGCGAGCAAACGCGGTCTAGTTAATTATTGGGAACGCGCAGCCTTTAACGCGGTTATTCAAGGAACGGGCGCCGACATACTGAAGATGAACGGTAATCGTATGGCTCGTATTTGTATGGAGCGCGGCTGGGAATTAAGCGCGTCAATACACGATGAGCTGAAAATTGCCGTGCCTGACGAAGATGTTACGCCGGGAACTATCGAACTAGTACGCGATGTAATGACGAATACGGTGGAATTGTCGGTGCCGCTCGTAACAGATACCGTAATCGAGCCGCGGTGGATGGAGGAGTATTCGCCGGAAGAATGGTTCGCTAAAAACGAATAGGAGGCGTTGCTATATCGCAATCATAAAAGGACTAGACGCAATCAACGGACTTGGCGGAGGGGTTGCCGACCAAATCGCCGCTGACCTCGTATATTGGCTCGACGAATGGTACTCGCAGCCCGAGACGTGGGATAACGAACTCGACCGCACGATTCACGAATGGTACGCCAACGCCCCGCAAGTTTGGCCCAAGCGCCCGTACTTCTCGCCCAGCTCGGCAACCGCCTGCCCGCGCGAACTATACGTTAAAGCTAAGCGCGCCAAGAAAGACGGCTTCCGCAAGCCACCGTACCAGGGGCGCTGGACTTCGATTGGAACAGCGATCGGCGACGTAATCCAACGAGATATACTCGCAATGGAGCGTAACTTGCCCGGCTGTCCTTTCCGCTTTGAGCGCAACCCCGACGGCACGCCTGTTTTCGAGGACTTCGCAAAACGTAACGTTAAGGTGGGCGATTATTACCTCTACGGAACATGCGACGGCATACTCGAATACGTCACGCAAGACGGCGAGCTGATTCGCGTAGGACTCGAGGTCAAGTCGAAGCAGACAACCTCTGCCCGTACGTCGCTACACTCGATGCGCGAGCCGGAGGAAAAGCACGTCAAGCAATGCGTCGCCTATTCGAAAATGTACGAAGTCGACCACTACGTTATCTTGTACGTTAACGCGTCAAAGAAGGCTTGGGTCTATGCGGAGGGTGATTACGCCAAGAACCCCGACATACGAGCGTTTGGCGTGACGATTACGGAGGACGCGAGGACGGAACTGTTTGCGCGACTAGCCGAAATTAATGACGCGATTAAGTCGGAAGTGCCGCCGCCGCTTGACCTCGAAAATTGGACGTTTAACAATTTCAAGACCGCGTGTGCTTTATCGGTAACCGACGAGGAAGTGGACGAATTAAACCGGAAAGTGTCGCGAATGAAGCGGTCGAGCCTGCCGGAGTTTAAGAAACGCCAGTACGTGGAAGCGTTAGAGTTTATCGAAAAAGTTCGCGAAGGGGAGGCGAAGTGATGGAGAGGTACGTGGAGTTATCTATTGCGGATGTTTGTCAGTGTATTTTAACCAATGATTTGTCTGATTTATACTTCAAGACCTCTAATAAAGAGTTAAGAAGTCATAGTCAATACAATTGGGATCTTCGCGATATTCCTAAGAAGCAGTGGTTCAAACGCGAGGTGCTCGATTGAGAGTCCTTGCGCTTGACCTTTCGACTAAGCCAGGCTTTGCCGTACTCGACGCGAAGAAACTTAAATCCGGAGTAAAATTAACACTCGTACATTGTTCGTCGGCTAAGACGTCGACCGACCATCCCGACGCTCAACGGTACGCCTATTTAGCCGCTAAATTAACCGCGATTATACATGAATATGGACCGTTTGATGTCGTCACTCGCGAGCACTTTACGAAGGGGCGTAACAAACGCGCTACACAAACGATATTCGGCGTATGGGGTACGGCTGACGTTGCGTTAGGACAATACGGTTACGTTATCGAGCCGGCTAACGAAATTCCGCCCTCAGAAGTAAAGAAGGCGGCGACTGGCTCCGGCACGGCTTCGAAAGAGGAGGTCGAGATTGGTGTCCGTAAATGGCTAGGATTGAGCGATGATTACGTGTTTGAGACGGACGATGAAAGCGACGCGGTGGCGGTCGGGCTGGCGTGGCTGATTCGCGAAGGACACATCGAAAGGGAGGCGTAGCCGTGATTAACTTCGTATTCAACGCATTCACGACCGTAATTGGTACGATATTAATTTTCTCGGTTACGTCCGATTGGTTGACTACATTTATAGGCGTAGTATTACTCACAATTAGTACAGAGGAGGCGCGATAATATGGAAAAATTATTAGCGGAATTAACGGTAATGTTAGAGGAAGCTGAAGCGAAAATAACCGAAATTGATGAACAGTACCCAAACGATGAATACGATCCTTCTAGTTGGTCGGGCGGTAATTTTGACGATGCGTACGAATTAGGTATCGAACATGGAGAAGCCACAGGAGAGTTTCAAACGCTATTAAAAATCGTTCATATGGTTAAGAGGGCGAATAGCAAATGACCGACGCTTATATCGAAAACCCGCCGGAATGGTTGCCGAAAGTTATCGAGGGCTATGAGCGCGACCTAGTCGAAATCGACCGGGACTTGGCGCGCCTGCCCGCAAAGGAAGCGGAATTATTGCGCGAAAAAGCCGAAGTGATGAACGCGTTGATTAGCTTAAAAGCTTACGTGAAGGAGGACGCGGAATGAGCGTATTAGAACTAGTGGAGAGACTGTTCGAGCTGAGGAATCGTATAAAATCCGTAAAGGAAATCCTTTCGTTCATAGAGAATGAGCAGGGCTTTTTCGAAAATCGTACCGTATTATACGAAGTTATCCTAGATTCTGAAAAAGAAATTCAGAGTATCGTCGAAAAATTATCGGAGGTGACGTTATAATGACGCAAACTACGCTAACATTAACGGTAAAAATCGAAGGCAAGCCGACCGAGGCACGCTTGGCGGAAATAGCGGGCGGAGTTGCCGACCACTTGCTCGCGACACATAAAACGGTGGCACGCGTTGAGTTGACGAAAGTGACGAAGGAGGACGCAGAATGAGGTTAAATCCGTGGGAACACCGCGTAGAATTTTCGAGTGTAAAGGGCGCAATATTTACGGGTATTTCCGTAGAGAACGACGAGATTAAATTCACGTCTTCGGACGGACAAGAGTACGTAATGTATCACGAACAAGACTGCTGTGAGGACGTAACAATCGAGGAAATAATCGGAGATATTACCGATTTACTGAATAGCCCGATTCTACTCGCGGAGGAAGTATCTGAAGAAGGTGAGTCCGAATGGGGCACGTCGACATGGACGTTTTATAAACTCGCGACAATTAAGGGTTCGGTAACTATTCGATGGTTTGGCGAGTCTAATGGTTACTACTCGGAGGCGGTCGATTTCGTCAAAGTTCCGAAGGAGGCGGGCGAATGACCACGTTATTACTAATCTTCGCGGCACTTTGTAGCGGATTATTCTTTATCGCGACAATCTCGGAGGCATCACGTAGCCAGCGAAAATACAGCACAGGCCCGATTGTCGTCGCTCTTATCATGACGGGCATACCATTCGCCGTAATCTGCGGGCTACTCATCGACCGCCTATGATCGTCGCTTATTATTCGCTGACTGGAAATACCCGCCGGCTCGTCGCCCGACTTGCCCCGCCAGGTGAACGTGTAGAATTAACGCGCGACACAACGCTGACTGAGCCGTTTGTGCTCGTGACGCCTACGTATAATTTCGGTGAGATTCCGCAAGTTGTAGCCGAATTTCTCGAAAGTAACAACGAATATTTAGTCGCGGTTATCGGCACGGGGAATCGCAATTGGGCGGATAACTTCGCCATAGCAGGGCGAAAAGTCGCGACTAGGTACGGAGTTCCGCTAATAGGCACCGTAGAGCTTGCAGGAACTCCGGAAGATTATCGAACCTTAATCGAAAGGATGCGATTACTTGACGAAATACATTGAGCTTAACAACGAAATTATGCAACGCAATGACCACGGAGCACTTCAATTCGAAAAGGATTCGGAAGCTGCCCGATCTTATTTCCTCGATTACGTAAATCAAAATACCGTTTTCTTTCACTCCCTACGCGAAAAGCTTGATTACCTGCACGAAAATGATTACTACGAAACAGAACTTCTCGACTCATACACGTTCAACGATATTAAATCCGTTTACCAAGCCGCATACGAATTTAAATTCCGATTCCCTTCGTTTATGTCCGCGTTCAAATTCTATAATGATTACGCACTCAAGACAAATGACGGCTCGAAGATTCTCGAGCGATATGAGGACCGCGTGAGTATTAATGCGTTGTTCTTCGGCAATGGGGACACGGCAAAAGCTCTCGAATTTGTCCGATTAATGATGCGTCAAGAATACCAGCCAGCAACTCCGACTTTCTTGAACGCAGGGCGTAAGCGTCGAGGAGAGTTAGTATCGTGTTTCTTATTAGAGGTCGGCGACTCCCTTAACGATATTAGCCGCGCGATAGATATGTCGATGCAACTATCGAAAGTGGGCGGCGGGGTATCTCTTAATTTATCGAAGATCCGCGCGAAAGGGGAAGCGATAAAAGGTGTAGAAGGGGCGACTAAAGGCGTTGTTGGCGTGATGAAGTTACTTGACCACTCGTTCCGTTACGCCGACCAAATGGGACAACGTAGAGGTTCGGGGGCGGCTTACCTTAACGTATTCCACGCGGATATTAACGACTTTCTTGATACGAAGAAGATTTCCGCGGACGAGGACGTCCGAGTCAAAACGCTTTCGATTGGCGTAGTGATACCCGACAAATTTATCGAATTGGCTTGTGAAGATAAGCCTGCTTACGTATTTTATCCGCATACCGTCCACAAAGCTTACGGAGAGTATCTCGATGAACTTGATATGGACGAGATGTACGACACGCTCGTTAATGATTCGCGAGTTCGTAAAGACCAAATTAATCCGCGAAAGCTACTTCAAAAGATGGCGGTCATTCGTACTGAGTCCGGATATCCCTACATGATGTTTAGCGGAAATGTGAACGAAGCTCACGCACTTGACGGGAAGGTAAAGTTTTCCAATTTGTGTTCAGAGGTCCTCAATTTATCGGAAGTCAGCGAGTATAACGATTACGGGGAAGAAGACGTAATCCGTAAGGATATTTCGTGTAATCTCGGCTCTTTGAACATTGCCAACGTTATGAAACACGGAACTATCGGCAACACCGTAAGCCTTGCTATTGACGCCTTAACTCGCGTAGTTAATGAAACAAATATCGTTAATGCTCCGGCGGTTGCCAATGCGAATCGCACGATGCGTTCCGTAGGACTTGGCGCGATGAATCTGCACGGTTACTTGGCGCAAAATGGAATTGCGTATGAGTCCGACGAGGCTTTAGATTTCGCAAACACGTTCTTTGCAGCGGTAAACTACTGGACATTAAGACGCTCTATGGAGCTAGCGCGTGAGACAGATTCGACTTTTGACGGGTTCGAGCGTTCTAAATATGCGGACGGCTCATACTTCCGCGACTATTACGATTATGATACGGAATTTAATCCTCAAACGGAAAAAGTAGCGAAATTATTCGCAGCTATCAACTTACCTACCGTTTACGATTGGGCGGAGCTTTCCGAGAACGTGAAGAAGTACGGACTTTATCATTCGTTAGTTACTAGCGACTTCCTATAGTAATGTAGGTCGAAAACGGGTTAAATTGCTGGGACTCCCTAAAGACTATAGAGCTACAACGTAGTCGGAAACGACAAGCGTGATAGCGGTCGAAAGACAGAAAAAATCTATAGTATGGCGTATGTCAAAAGCTAACCGCTAAAGCAATGGGAAATCAGCAGCGAAACGCCTAATAGGCGAACGTTCAACGACTATAATACCCGAACCCTCCGAAAGTAGAAAGGCTCCGATGTTCGAAGTAAGGGATTATTCTCATAGAAAGTCTATTAAACTTATAAACACAACTTGTATTATTTGTTTGAGAGATTTTAAAATTCCTAAAACCAATAAAGGACAAATTATTACATGTTGCGCATATTGCTCATCAGTTGCTATTACCTTAAGGAAAGTAAAAGGGAGTTATTATCTATGTTCTATGTGCGACAAAGCTATATTTAGAACTCCTAATAAGGTGAGTAATGTGGAGAGAGTTTATTGTAGTAAAACATGTGCCAACTTAGGTTGGAAACACTTATCAATTAGAAGAGGTATAGGTAAAAAATACTATGGTTCAAATTGGTTAGAACAAAGAAGAAGATGTCGCGATAGGGATAATTATAGATGTGTAGACTGTGGAATTACTGAAAATGAGTATGAAAAAGAGATGTCCGTCCACCATGTTATACCTTTTGTTTATTTCAGCGACTATAAAGAGGCGAATAAACTTTCTAACTTAGTTTCAGTATGCGAGGACTGTCACAGAGTTAGACACAGCGGTGAAGGACATCCATCAAAATTCAATGTAAATAAAATTGTAACTCATTATACTCCTACAGTCAAGATGCAACAGAAAGAGAAAGCCCAAGAAGTTTATAGTCTTTTAATAAATACCGACAAAACACTTGCTGAAATATCCCGGGAAACTGGAATGTCCTATTCAGGTGTTAGGAGAATTTATTGTGGAAAGCGATGGAAAACTTTATATAAAGTGCCTGCTAATATCACAAACAGACGACGTTGTCTAAGAGACTAACTAAAATCTTTCGGAGGGTTATGGTATAGTCTACTCCCTTAAAAATACGCCGAAAGGCGGGGTATCGAGGATAGAACTGCAATCGCACCTACGGGATCGATAAGTTACGTTCAGTCAGCAACCGCGTCAGTCATGCCAATAATGGAACGCGTTGAGGAGCGGACATACGGCAACAGTAAAACGTACTACCCAATGCCCGGACTTTCGCCACAAACGTGGTTTCTATATAAAGAGGCTTACGATATGGATATGTTCAAAGTCGTCGACCTTATCGCGACCATTCAAAAGCATGTCGACCAGGGCATTAGTTTTACGTTGTTCCTTCGCGACACCATGACGACTCGCGACCTTAATCGAATTGACCTGTACGCCCACCATAAAGGCATTAAGACGCTCTATTACGCGAGAACGAAAGATACGACACAGGAAACTTGTTTAAGTTGTGTAGTTTAACGAAAAGGAGTCGATTATTTGACGCAGACATTTACTGCCGCCAACTGGGCGCAATCAGACGATAGTTTCACGCAGATGTTTTACGAGCAAAACGTTCGCCAATTTTGGCTACCGGAGGAGATTTCGCTTAACGGCGACCTCCTTACGTGGAAGTCTTTATCCGAGGCAGAGAAGCAGACGTATAACCGCGTGCTTGGCGGGCTTACGCTACTTGACACGATTCAAGGAAATGTCGGCATGACGAGGATTTCCGAAGCGGTTAGCGGACACCAACGAAAAGCCGTGCTTAACTTTATGGCGATGATGGAAAACGCGGTCCATGCGAAATCTTATTCGAATATTTTCCTCACGCTTGCTAGTCGAGAAGAAATAGACGAGATATTCCGCTGGGTCGAGGACAATCCGCACTTACAACGTAAAGCCCACATTGTCGCGGACTATTACGAAGCATTGGAAGGGGAGGGAACGGATGAGATTACCTTATACAAGGCTTTAGTTGCTTCTGTTATGCTCGAAGGCTTTCTGTTCTACTCCGGATTTTATTACCCGCTTCTACTCGCGGGGCAAGGTAAGCTCATGAATAGTGGGGAGATTATCTCACTTATAATTCGCGACGAGTCGATTCACTCGGTATACGTGGGCCTACTGGCGCAGGAAATTCACAATCGTCAATCAGACGTTAAAAAAGCGGAATTACAAGATTTTACGACGCAATTGTTAGATGAACTATACGTGAATGAGGTAACGTACACTAACGAGCTTTACGCAGACATCGGACTAGAACACGACGTCCGCAAGTTTCTACAGTATAACGCGAATAAGGCTCTCGCCAACTTAGGATTTCAGCCACATTTTTCGGAAGTTAAGCCGAACCCTATCGTTATGAACGGGTTGAGTACGCAAACAAATTCGTGGGACTTTTTCTCGCTGAAAGGTTCCGCGTATAAAAAAGCTATTGCGGAAGAGTTACGAGACGACGACTTCATATTCGAATAAGGAGCGATGACATTATGCCATTACCAAAAGATTCGCTATTCTATGGATTCGCGGAAAAGTTAACGGACGAGCAACGAATTTACATCGACTCTATATTCGATAACCGCTTGACTATCGTAAACGCGCGCTCGGGCACCGGTAAGACGACATTGGCGGTAGGATCGGCGAAGATCATCGGCAAACCGTTGGTTTACGTATTCTCGCCGGTCGAGGAGGGCAAGATGGGATTCCGACCGGGCACGCAGCAGGAAAAAGAGGCGGAATATTGCCAGCCGCTAAAGGACGCCTTGCTCGAAATCAACGAAAACCCGTCGCAAGTCATTTTCGACGAATCAAATATCGACCAATTGAAGGCGGGCCACGTTTGGGTATATCCGAAGTCGCACGTATTTGCGCGTGGCACGAACATAAAGGACTCGACGGTCATTATCGAGGAATCGCAGAACTTTACGCGCGGCGAATTAAAGAAGCTACTAACGCGCATTCACGATTCATGTACCGTAATCATGATCGGACACGACGGTCAATGCGACCTACCTAACGCGAGCAAGTCGGGGTTCGTGCCTTATCTCGACCATTTCCGCGACGAGCCTTACGCAAAGGTATGTGAGCTAACGGTTAATTTCCGCGGTAAGTTGGCACAAAAGGCGGACGAGTTAACGTGGTGAGTCCGGTAATGTTTTCGTCCGCCACCGACAAATGGGCGACACCGCCCGACTTTTTCGCGAAACTAGACGCAGAATTTAACTTCATGTTAGACGCAGCCGCCGACGCAACCAACGCAAAGTGTGCCCGCTATTTTACCGCCGAGGACGACGGCTTGACGCAAGACTGGGCGGGCGAAACGGTATGGCTCAATCCGCCTTATGGTCGCGGAATTACCGGCAAGTGGATGCGTAAAGCCTACGAGGAATCGCGGAAAGGGGCAACGGTCGTGTGCCTCGTTCCCGCCCGCACAGATACGCGGTGGTTTCACGATTACGTGCTAGGTAAATCCGAAATTAGATTCGTTAAAGGGAGGCTAAAGTTCGGAGGCTCGAAGAGTGGTGCGCCTTTTCCGTCCATAGTCGTAATATACCGAGGGGAGACGATTTAATGGAATTATATATCGTTGCTTTAGTTGATGATAACGGAAACGTCGAAGGCTTTCCAAAAGGTGGCGGGTCGTCCTCGCCTTCATTTATACGAGCCTTCGAATCTAAGTCTAGCGCGAAAAGGTCGGCAAGCCGTTTAAACTTCGCGCCAGCTAACGTAAAAGTAATCCGCGTCACAGATTACGAGGAGGTCGAGTAAATGCGACCAATCGATTACATTACCGAAAGCTACGCGCTAAAAGGAGCGGATAATATGACGCAAACAGAGAAAATCGTACAATGGGCGGTCGACCGCAATTTACACACGGCTAGCCCCGATAAACAAATGCTGAAATTGGTCGAAGAATTAGGCGAATTAGCCGAAGGTATGGCGAAAGGAAAGCCGGAGCAAGTGGCGGACTCAATTGGCGACATTTACGTCGTGCTTACGATTCTATCAACGCAACTCGGCATAGATATCGAAGAATGTATCGCGTTGGCTTACGACGAAATAAAAGACCGCAAAGGACGCATGATTGACGGGGTTTTCGTAAAGGAAGCGGACTTGCCGAAGGAGGGCGATTAATGCTAGATTTCATTCGTTTACGTAACCGACCGGAACCATTTGCGAATTTGCTCGCGCGAAGAATTGAAGAAATCTACGAATCTACGGACGACGCTACCACAAGGTCATCGTTACTAGACCTCGCGAAAGAGTTTGACGAAAATCTAGGCGAAAAGATGTTTTCAGAATCAGAGATCGACGCTGCTTACGAGGACGGGCACAATGCCGGTTATTCCGAAGGTTATGCAGACGCGGAGTTGCTTATAGGAGACGAATAGGAGGACGGTTTTATCGCAAACCACATCGTAACAGCGTTAGCATTCGCAGCTATGACGACAAACTTATTATTCGCGGAGGTGACATCTGATGTTGACGGGTACGGAACGGGAAGATCTTCGGGAGCTGAGCACGACACTAGCAAACATTCCGAGACGGTCGGGGAAAACGGTAATGTACGAAGTGGCGATGATGAGGGCGTTGTACTTAACCGCGAAAGCGAAGGCTGGCAAACGTTTGAAGCCACCGCATATACCGCCGACTGCCACGGATGCATCGGAATAACGAAATCGGGCGTAGACGTGCGGGACACTACGCATTACCGCGGGCTACGAGTTATCGCGGTCGACACGGCGGTTATACCGCTTGGCTCGACGGTGGAAATCCGTTACGCAGATGGCACGACCGAGCGGGCAACGGCGGAAGATATTGGCGGGACCATTCGCGGAAACAAAATCGACATACTGCGGTCAAGCTACGGTAAGGCGATTGAGTTTGGCAGGCAGGACGTAGAAATACGCGTGATTGACGAAAATAATTAGCGAAAAGGGGCGATTTGAATGGCGAAGGGTAAAACGCACGTAATTGACGGAGTGGAATACGTAGAGGTCGAACGTGAGGCGAAGGTTGGCGAGAAGGTTATCATCGTTGACGCATGGGATTACGAGGACTATAAAAACGGAGAAATCTACGAGATGATTGAGGACGAAGATGGAGACGCATCAACTCCGAAAGGGTGGGCGTCATCAAGCGAATATCGCGTACTCGAACCAGTTGAACAAGCGGAATCTTCCCCGGACGTTTACGACTTACTCGCCAATCTCGCGGCTAGAGTGAGCGAATTAGAGAAACGCGTTGACGAAGCGGAAAAACGCGGAAAGGTGACGGTCGAGCTAGACGCGAAGTTGGTATCGAGGTTAGTCGCGGGGGCATTAGAGCGCGAAAGTAGAGGAGGCGGTTTACGATGACGAAAATTAAAGTTCGTATGTTAAAGGACTATTATAAAGAAGGCGGTAAGCACGAGGTTTGGTGGGCTGGGGACATTCGCGAAATTGACGAAATAACCGATCAAGTTAACGTTGACTACTTGGAGGAATCCGGATTTATCGAAAGGATTGAGGAGTAATGAAATTCGTTTTAACCGGCAAGCTCCGCAGTGGAAAGGACACGGTCGCCGAAATTCTCGTCAGCAAGTACGGCTTTACCCGCTATGCATTCGGCGACGCGCTCAAACGGCAAGCTCACGCCCTATTTCCGTGGGTGCCGGCTGAACCGAAGCCTCGCGCGTTATATCAATTTATGAACGTCATGCGCGACTATGACCCCGACGTATGGGTGCGCCATCTATTCGACCGATTAGCCGCCGACCAAGCCGGGCGACAACGGGCAGGGTTTGCGCCAATCGCGCCGGTCATTACGGACGCTCGCCAAGCGAACGAGGTCGCACGGTGTCAAGCGGAAGGATTTACGGTCATACACGTGGTCGCGGACGAGGTTACACGGCTAGAGCGCGCAAAGGCAACCGGAGACGACTTCGACCCCGCAGCGCTAAGGCACATAACGGAAACGCAGTTAGACGAATTGCCCGCCGACTATTACGTCGATAACGGGGCAGGTATCACGCTGGCGGAGTTAGAGGCGCAAGTGGACGAGATTATTCGAAAGGTGCGTGGTTAGGTGACGTTTAAATATATCGAATTATTCGCCGGAATTGGCGGGTTTAGGCAAGCGCTCGACAATGCGGGCGGAGAGTGTGTATTCGCGTCAGAAATCGATAAATTCGCACAACAGGCGTACTCCGCGCTATATGGCGATGACCATTTACACGGAGACATAACGCAAATTGACGAAAAAGACGTACCGGACCATGACGTACTTGTGGGCGGTTTTCCGTGCCAGGCGTTCAGTGTCGCAGGCAAGCGCTTAGGCTTCGCGGATGAAACGCGCGGAACGTTATTCTTCGAAATTGTCCGTATTATGCGTGAGAAACAGCCGAAGATAGCCGTCTTAGAGAACGTAAAGGGACTCGTTGGTCACGATAAAGGTAAAACGCTGGACATCGTAGTCACCGCGCTTAACGAAATCGGCTACACCGTAGACTTTTCGGTATTAAACTCGAAATATTTCGGCGTACCGCAGAATCGCGAGCGTATTTTTATCGTTGCTGTGCGGGATGACCTCGTAACCCCGGAGGCTTGGCGCATAGAAGGGACGAACGTTGTCGCAAAGGGTAAGCGTAGAATCGCGCAAATAGACGGAGTAAAGACGTTTAACTTCGAGTACCCGACGCAGAGTGATGTGACGGTAAGGTTACTCGATATCCTGGAAGATAACGTGGACGAGCGGTACTACTTGTCGGAGGAGAAGACGGCGAAATTGGTGGCGCAATTAGAAGAACGCGAAGAAGACTCCGATTCAGATTCGCCTACAATGGTTGGTCATGCGGAACTACGGGGCAATGATTCGATTAAACGCGTTTATTCTCCGGTCGGCGACACGCCGACGTTAACGGCTATGGGCGGAGGTCATCGCGAGCCGAAAGTCGCCGTGCAAATGAATCGACACGAAATCGGAAGAGAGACGGAATTGTCGCATTGTTTGATGGCCCGAGATTATAAAGGATTCGGTAATCAAGATATGACGGGAGTTATGGAAACCCGTCCTGTCCTCACGCCCGACCGCGCAGAAAAGCGCCAAAATGGACGCAGATTTAAAGATGACGGCGAGAAGTCGTTCACTTTAACCGCACAGGATAAACACGGCGTTGCATTGGGTGCTTATCCACGTTACCGCATCCGCAAGCTAACGCCCCTCGAATGCTGGCGACTCCAGGGATTTTCCGACCTCGCCCACGAAACGGTCAAAGCGGCGGGCGTATCGGACAGCCAACGATATAAACAAGCGGGCAACGCCGTCACGGTCAACGTAATCGACGCGTTAATGCCCGGCTTGCTACGTTACTTATCGGCTCTTCCCGCATCATCGGGCGCCGAATAATCCGCGAGCTGAAACACGTGGCTACCTTGCGGGCTGTCCGCGTAATCCTTACCGACGTATTCGAAGCGGACCGGTAGCTCTTCCTCGGGCACGTTAATCTTGCGGACAAGTTCGCGCACGTGGCAATAGCGGCGCTTATCGAACTTAAACGGTATCACATTCGGAAGCTTCACCACGTCCGGCTTGGCGAGCACGAGACGCTGATTCACGGAGTCATAGCCGACATGTAGCGTAAAGTCGCCCGTCTTGGGCACGTTTAGAATGGCGGTGGCGCCGGAACTGACGCAAAGGCGTTTTTGCGCGTCGAACGTAATAAATTCGGGCGCTTGGCTCGAAATCCAATCGATTGGCGGCATTAGGGAACACGCTCACTTTCGTTTAGTTTACGATAAGTATAGCGTAATTGCGTACGTGCCGCAATAAGTTCGTCGTAGTAACGCTCTAGTTCGGGTCTTGGCTCCGGCGTGGCATAGCGTTCGAGTGCGTCTATTTCCGCCTGTATGGCGGTGAGCACAACGGCGAGTTGGGCGGGCGTTAACAAATACGTCACTCCCTCTCGGCAAATTGCTTGTCAATGTACGCGAGGGCTTCGTCTAGGTGGCGGGTAAGAGCGAGCACGCGTCCGTTGAGGTATTCTCGGTCAGGATTATCCTCGACAAAACACTCTACGCAAACTTGGACGCACATCCCATATTGACTGCGAATATAGTCTACTGCGTCCGCCTTGAAGCGCTTTTTAGCCGCCCGTACTGCATGGCGATAAAATTCATTATTTTTATTCATTACGTCAACCTCCGTTTGATTTCGTTTAATTATAATTATTGTACGCGGATAATCGACGGATGTAAAGCGGGAGTTAACGAAAAGTTTCGACAAATAGCAAGGAGGCGGTAAATTGTTTAATGCGGATTTTTACCCAACGCCCGACGAGCTAATAAAAGAATTGCTCGCGATGAGTATTGGGGGTAATATAAGCCGGCTAGGAATTAAAAAAGATGATGCGGTTACTCTACGCGGTCGTGTACTAGAGCCTTCCGCGGGTAAAGGAAACATCGTTAATTACATTCGGGAAAAATGTAGAAGAAGTGCCGTGAAAATCGATGTGATTGAAAATGATCCGGAACTTTCAAGTCTCTTAACGGGTGCAGGCAATACGGTTGTTTGGTCGGACTTTCTCACGTTTAAGACTTACCGAGAATACGATGCAATCGTTATGAATCCGCCATTTAGTGCCGGCGACAAACACCTACTCTACGCGATCAATCTCGCAAGTAGTCAAATAACGAAAGACTGCGAAATTTACGCGATAATAAACGCAGAAACGATACGAAATCCGTTCAGTAATTCGCGGAAAGAGTTAGCGCGTTTGCTCGATGTTCACAGAGCTAAAATAGAATTCGTAAAAGGTGCATTTAGTTCGGCGGAACGGAAAACTGACGTAGAAGTTGCGTTAATTTACGCGAAAATACGCCGAGACGACGCGAGCGAGGATTTATATCGAAGTGCCATCGACGCGGTGAAGGAAGCGAGAGACGGTAGTGCGGACGAGGCAATTTCATCGGCACTAAGTACGTTTGTCGAGCGTCAAGAAGTGCAAGAGCGCGTTGATGATATTACGAGACTTGTTAGTGAATACGACCAAGCCGTTAAATTGATTCGTGAAGATTATGAAATTAACAAAAAGAAGACAGACTTCTTAAATTATATATCAAATCTGAACGGCGGGAAGATTCATGCCCCTTATGACAATAATTCCGCTAATTACGAGGACGATATACAGAAAATGCGTTCGGCATATTGGGGCTTGATTCTAAGAACGGATAAATTTATGCAAAGGTTAACAACACAGGCGAGAGAAAAATTAAGTCGTCAGTTGGATTCCGCGTCCGACCTAGAAATTAACTTAACTAATATATACATGCTATTACACGCGATAGTGGCGAACTCCTCCGATATGTTGCTAAGTAGCGTAGTTAGTATATTCGAGAAAATAACATCATTTAGCCGTAGGGATTTTTCGACAAATATACACTACTACAATGGTTGGCGTACTAATGACTCCTATAAAATCGGGAAAAAGATCATTTATCCGTTCTTCTCTAATTTCGGAGATTGGGACATGGGCGAGCGAGATAAAAGTTTTGCTAGCGTAGACTATCGAATTAAAGGCTTTGTTCTCGACTTGTTAAAGGCATTTGAACCGTTCCGATCGGTTGAGCATGATTTTACGCGGATAGGAAAAGGGGAGTTCGAAAATGACGTTCTCCGGTTTAAGATGTTTCGAAAAGGCACCGTGCATATTTGGTTTAAAGACTTGGAAACGTTGAATAAGATCAACTATGTTTGCGGGCGTAGCTTTAATTGGCTCCCTACGGAAGAAGAGTTGCGGACCGACGTGAAAGCTCGCGATTATATTGCGAAAGAATTCGGCGATATTCAAACGGACGTAAATCGATTATTAGGAGCGTGAACGAATGGGCGTCAGCAAATTCGACAAGTCAGCGGCACACAAACGGTACGAAACGCGCTACGCCGGCTTAACGACCGGCAAGCAAGTCCGCCTACTCTTACGCGACATACACGCCTTACGAATACGTGCCGAGCAGGGCGACTTTGCGGCGGTGGACGTGCTCGCCGACTTAACTACGGCGGTCACACGGGCGGGGCTGACGGCGAGACAGTGGGAGGCGGTCGAGAACGTCTATTTACGCGATATGACGCAAGAGGACGCAGGGAGAGCGATGGGGGTTAGTCGGCAATCTATGTACGAGTACCTTGAGCGGGCGGAGGAAAAGATATCGGAAATCTACTACTATTGGGCGGGACATGGCGAAGGATATTCAATTAGTGGAGGGGATGCGGTATGAACGAGAACGGTAAATTGTATAAATTCCTAGAAAAAGTCGCTGAAAATAAGGCAGGATATGTCTTGTTGTTATGTATATACAAACTACAATGCGCCTTTACTTTCATAAAGAACTACTTTAAAAGAGATGCGTTTATTGAGGTTCAATATTGTTACTACGGTCAAGTAGGAGACCAGAAAAAAACCAAATTCCCTGACAGTTTCAACATTTATGTTATAGAAAAAGGAAATTGTACTAGTTTATTTAATAAAATTGATTTCTCAGAGGCGGAAAGAATCGCTAAATTACTAACAGAGGACAAAGACAAATTAAAGTTGGAGATAGGCTTAGGGATGGGGACTAGTTATATCATCATTCCGAAATGGGCTAAGAAGCGACTTTCTGACGAGTTATTCGAAGTAGTCGAGAATACTCGTGAAATGGTGCAAGATTATAAGAAATGGGCGGAGGGCGCCGAATGAAATCACTCGACGAACTAATCGCGGAAGATATTACGGACGTAAACTCGAGAATGGACGCAGTAGAGACGTTCTACTTAACCGCGCGATTAAATTGTCGCGAGTTAACTTCCGGAGAAATTGACCGCATTAACAGCTACGTATTACGTGAGGACTTACGCTATAACCACGCGGACAAGATGACACTAATCGAATACCCCGTCATGACCGCTAGGCAGGCGGAAAGACGCGCCAAAAAGGAAACGTCCTTAAAGGCGGTTTATGACGTAGCCACAGACGGTCGCAGACACGCGCCGCCCACACGTAGAAAGCGTAACGACTACGAAAATTGGTCCGTTAATCAACACGCAAAAGCACGGAATAAGGAAAGGCGTGAACAGTACGTGTCCTTCACGAAAGTACAACCGGTAGAGAAGTACGTTATAGACCCGCAAGAAATCGTCGAATATTTACGCGAAAAGTACGGTCGCAAGCTAAAATAACCCTGCAATTTCCGCGATTAGCTGGTATAGAGGTTGAAATCTTGTCGCGGGACACCGTGACGCACATTTAACGCGTAAAAGCGGTCGCATAGACGGCTAAGCTCGCGCAATTTTACAGCCCCGCTTCGGCGGATAAACGGTGACGCGCGAATAAGGCTGGCGTGAAAATGGCGAAACATTGAAACGGGAACGTCCGCGGAATGCTTACGGAGCGCCGCGGTAATATAAACCGAAAAGGGAGTCGATGTACATGGCGGAATCAAACCGCGGAGTAAGTGACGAAGTGACAAAGTCGAGAAGTATCGGCGAAATTACAGCAAAGGTGTCCGTAGACTGTTCGGAAGCAATCAGCGGACTGAAAGCGGTCCAACGTGAAGCACGCAAGGCGACGCAAGAGCTACGGGAACTGGAGTCGACAAAGAGCGAAGGCATTGTCGAAACGTTGCGCGAGTATCACCGAATACAAGGTTATGACGGAAATTGGAATCATGACGACTATATGCGCGGAATGTATAACGCGTTTGAGATGTTGGTCGCTCAAGTTGACGGCAGGGTTCCTGAGTTTAAAGAAACGCCGCACACATCCGACTTCCACCTATATCAAGTACCAACTGCGGACCTAGTTGCGGAATTGGCGCGCAGGGAAGGCGTAAAGGAAATCGCAATTCAGCCGCATCAGCCGTTTGAGATTAGCCGGGTAGAGCCACCGTTCGGTAAGGTTACGGACGAGGAAAGCGGGTCCGCTCGCGTATTAGTGGTGACGGACTGATGGGCGTTAGAGAGACGTGCTCTTTCTGCGGAAAAGAAACGGAACGAGCCGGTCGTGCTTTCGTGGCGAATCCGTTTTGTTCCGGCTGTTACGAGCAACGATTAGAAGCGTCGGGCGCCGTAGATATGCGAGATAATTGGCGCGAGATAGACTTCGGTAATGGATATTCGCGGATAGAAGCGATTGATAGAACGAAATTATGGAAGGCGGCGGCAAAATGAACGAAGAAATTATCGCACATGCGAAAGCTATTTCGGAATGGTTACGCGAAAATAAGAACCCGCACACGGCCGTTGAGATTACGGTTAGTGGCGTAAAGGTAACGTCGGATGACGAGTACGTGCCGTTCATTGAGGCGATTGAGCTTCCGCCTGTTACGCACTTTGTAGAAGTTCCGAAAACATACTAAGCGCCTTAACGGGCGTTTTTTTTTGCGTTTAAAAGTTTAACGGAGGTGTCGCTAGTGAACGATAAACTATTTTGCTATTCAACTACGCTTATGTATTTCCTGCGCTCAAACGGTGTCCGCTACGAGTATACAACGCTCCATAAACGGACGGGCAACCGCATGTGGGTATTCGCGAAAACTGACCGCGTAAAAGCGCTGCTCGACGAATACGACGCACGCAAGGCGGACTACAAAGCGAAAATAGGCGCGGAATAAACGGCGTCAATAGTTAACGGAGGTATTAGTAAATATGACGAAGCTAAGCAATTTTACCGCGGTAAGCAACGACCTTAAGCCGGTCTTGTTCGCGAATCCTGCCGTCGGGTATGCGGAAATCGCCGTGTATTTGTACCTCGCGATGCACGTACAAGTTAGCGAGGATGCCGGCAAGGGTACGCCTAACGGAAAGCAAGGCTACGCGTACACGACTAAGGCGAGAATGCAAGGGGAACTCGCGATAGGTAAGACGAAGCTGAACCGGTCGCTTGACGTGCTGGAGGCGGAAGGGTTGATTAAGGCGCGTGAGGTGGCGAATAAGTACGGAGGGAAGCCGTTGAAAGAGTACCGGCTGAGTGACGAGTGGAAGGGCGCTTTAGCGGATCGAAGTACGATCTAGCCCTTCGCAAAGGACGATCTAGCCCTTTGCAAAGGACGATCTGAACCCTATTAAGAAGATTGAACTTAAGTATATTGATCTTAAGAAGATTGAAAAGATGGCGGGGCAAAAGAAAGAGATCATTCGTCACTACGTTCCTCAACAAGCATTCACTAACGTTCATACTTGTAAATATATCTGTCCGCGAAAGGTTTTAACTAAAAGAGAAGAAGATCTTTAGATTATTCGAAGAAGGCAAGCCGAGCCAGCCACGCGCCGCGCCATCGTGCTATAATAGCCGTTGGAGGTGGCGGTTATGGACGAGCAATATGCGCAGGCACTAGCGGAATTACGCGAAGGCACTATCGATGAGTACCGCGTTGCTAAAGCGGACTTTCTTGCGTTCCGCGTCGTATTATTGGCGCAGGAGGATGCGCAGAGTTTTCGAGGGAACGCACAAATCGGCGGAGACGTCGTATATACGTATGAGCCGGGATGGACGAAATAGGACGTCGCTATAGCCCTTTGTTGTGTCGCTATATTGGCGCGTATATAATAAAGAAGCGTGTAGGTTGCGGTTATACACGAAGGTCAACGGAAGGGCTTCGCTATAGGCGTTGTATTTGCGGGCATTTTAAGGCGTTATAGGCTACGTAAGGGTTTCGGTATAAGGGCGATGTAAAGTCGCTATATGCGCGGTGATATGGCGTTATTTACTAGGCTAGCGATTCACCGCGGAAGCCCTTCGAAAACTCACGGGGTCAGCCGGTCGCAAGCCGAATATGCCATTCCGTTTATGCACGATTCTATACATCGGTCGCGTGCATAGTTATACGTAGTGTAACGGTATAATGCGGACTTATACGCGTGTATATTTGCATAACGAAACTTGCACCGATTTGACGGGCGAAACCGTTGGCACGCAAGGGATTCGATTGAATGTAAGTTGACATAATAAAGATTATCGGAAGCAAATGATGTATATTAATGAATATGATATGCACTCTAATTGTCGTAATTNACATAATAAAGATTATCGGAAGCAAATGATGTATATTAATGAATATGATATGCACTCTAATTGTCGTAATTGTGTGAAAAATTGAAACAATTCTGACAATTAAGTTACCCCGGGGGCATCATTCGACATTTTATGGCGGACTGACCCGTAATCATTTCCGCCAAATTTTTAAATCTCGGGGACTCTCGCCCTCGCCGAACATAGCACGCCTAGATTTTGCCGTCCTAACTACGGTGATTTAGGCGTTTTTCGCGTTCCCTAGACCGATAACCCTCGGCGGACTTAAAAACGCTAATTACACGCTAAAACGAAAGGAGCCAGACACATGGCGAAAACTAGACGCGATAAACTCGCGGAACAATTAACGGCCGCCCAACAAAAAGCGGTCTATTTGCTGTTAGATAACGAACTAAAGCCGAAGGAGGAACGGTTAACGCAGGAAGAAATCGCGGCAGCCGTCGGACACGACCGTACGACCGTTTACAAATGGCGCAAAGAAAATCAAGTATTTATCGAGTACAAAAAGGAAGTTGCGAAGGATTACTTAGGTGACGCTGTAGGCATATTCGCGAGACAGCTAATTAAGTCGATGGAAGGCACCAACGGAGTACCATCGCAAAAAGGACTGGATTTATTCGCGAAAATGATGGGCTTTATCAAGTCCGAGCACGCAATCGAAATCAATACGGGCGGGGCGCGTACTGCGGAAGAAATCGAGGCGGACGTGGCGGCGCTCGACAAAGAACTCGAAGAATTAACGCGCAAGGACGACGCTTAATTGGCGCTAGTCAACGGAGAATGGCTCGACCGCCCAGCACGCGAAGCCCGTATCGAATTGCTCGCCCAACGTGTGGTCAAACTCGAACAACTGCGGAAACAAGGCGCAGCTCGCGACTCGCACGTCGATTTATTAATCGCGGACAAAAAGGAATTAATACGCTTGAACCGAGTGCACCGTGCCGAACGCGATGTGCTCTTTTTTACGTACGAATACTTTAGCGACGACCGCAACCCAGATAATCTATCGAACTTAATCCCGGCGGGGCAGACGTTAGCGGGCGCGGCTAATTTCCACCGCGAGCTATGTGGCTTGCTCGACCAAATAGCGGCGGGCGACATCGACTCTAACGTAGGGTGGTCGGTAGGTAGACGGCACGCAAAGACGGCGTATTTATCTAACGCGTATCTGTGCCATCAAATCGTCTACCGGATGCAGAAGTACATCGTAGAAGTATCGGAAACGACCGACGTAGCGGGCGACTTTATTAAATGGACGGTCAATCAGCTTAAATTTAACGACAAGCTGCGCGAAGATTTTGGCGCGTTGTTGCACGAAAAACCGTCGATGAACGAAGTCGATAACAAGTACGAATTTATTACCGCGACAGGCACGAAGGTTGAGGCGAAGGGTATCGGCACGCAAATGCGCGGACTACGTCATTTGTCGGAGCGACCCGGCTTATTTATACTCGATGACCTCGAATCGGGCGAGAACACGAACACGCCGGAATTACGCGCGAAGAATTTACATTGGTTCCGGTCAGAAATGCTCGAAGCGCTCGGCTTTGGCGGGCGTTGTATCTACATGGGAACGATTGTCCATTACGATAGTTTACTGAATCACGTACTCAACAAGCGGAAAGACTTTGTATCGCGCAAATTCCCCGCTATTTTGTCGTGGTCTGAACGCGAGGATTTATGGGACGAATGGCAAGCGCTATATAACGCAGATGACCCGAAGGCTAAAGAAAACTCCGACGCCTTTTACGAAAAGCACCGGAAAGAGATGGACAGAGGCGCCGAGGTCTTATGGCCGGAAATGTACTCGTACAAATACTTTATGGAAAAACGCGAAGATATGGGCGCAAGGGCGTTCAATCAGGAATACCTCGGAAATCCGGTCGATGAAGAATCGCAGGTTTTTCGTGCCGAGGATTTCGTTTACTTCGTCGAATCGGACATCGATTTTACGCGTTTCCACTACGACTTTTACGCCGCCGTCGACTTAGCGATGGGTAAAGAACGCGGGGACTATTCCGCCATTATTACGTTGGCAAAGCGCCCGGATTCGCCGGTTTGTTATGTCGTTGATACGTATATCGCGAAACAGAAGCCGGACGCGTTTATGCAAGAAATCGTCAAGCGGGCGCTTAAGTATCAATACGAAGCCATCGCAGTCGAGTCACAGCAATTTCAAGAATGGTTCGCGGAAAAGTTAGGCGAAGAGCTGCAAAAACACGGATACCCCGCTCATACGCGTTTAAAGCAAGTGAAGCAGAAAATCCGTAAGCAATTACGTATTGAAGCGCTGGAACCGGAAATTAAGTCGGGGCGTATTCGGTTTATGCGTAGCCAGCGACTATTGCTCGAAATGCTCGAATTGTACCCGAACCATAATCACGACGACGGACCGGACGCTTTAGCAGACGCGTATAAAATTGCTAAGTCCAGCAAATCCGTTGTACGCACGCTTAAAACAAGAACACGTTAGAAAGGAGGTAGCGTATGGCAATCCGAATACAGCCCGACTATAACATTATGTCGCCGCCGGAGATGGACGATTTGTTATTTTCGCCGTTTCAGCAAGCGCTAGGTAAGCAGACGTGGGCACGAATACAACAGCAACTACGGAACTACGATTACTATGACGGAAAGCAACACGTAGACCCGGAAACGGGCGCACTTGTCCCCGCGAAAGATTTACCGCGACCTTTCGGAATGGATTACGATCCCACGCGTTACACGACGAACTATTTTAAGTCGTTTATCAAACGTAAAGCTCGCTGGCAAATGGGCGGTCAGCATGGAATAAGCGTACCGCCGACGCAAATAGACGACGTAGCCGAAGCCGCCAAGCCTGAATATGAGCCGTCAACCGCTCAGAAATCCGAAAACGAGCGTGCCGAAAAGTATGAGCGTTTATTATACGATTTATGGCGCGAAAACAAGATGCGCGAACGATTATTACAGGCGGCGAGAGATCGTTTAATCGCGGGACGTGTCGCATGTAAAATCGCGTTTAATCCTCGTAATGGTAAAATGCGCTGGATATTCGAATCGGACGATAAAGTGGTGCCGGTATTTTCCGAGGATGATTTCGAGGACTTGCTCGCGGTTCACTTTATTAAAACGAAAATGGTCGACGAGGAGCCGTTAATCCAAAAGCAATCGTACACGATGGAGGACGACGGCTTTTGTTATCTCGAAGAGAAAATCTATCGTCAAGACTTATCTGTCTATAAAACCGTTACCAAGAAAGAGAGTTTACAGCTAGATTTTATTCCGGTAGTACTATTTCCGGTTACAGACTTAACGGGCGAGCACGGCGACGTGAGCGAAATCGAGGACATGAAGTCGCAAACCGACGTCCTTAACGCGATGAATGAGGACGCAATCGACTCGTTAAAATTCGAAATGTTTTCGATGACCGCGCTAATAAACGCGGCTGAAGGTACGAGCGACGGTATTAAAGTAGCGCCCGGCTCTATTTTAGAGTTACGCGGAACATTTGACGGAGCAGCTCCCCAAGTCGAAAAAATCGAAGGCGGTTTCCGTTGGAAAGAAGCGTTTAAGGATCAGTATTCGCGAGTAAAAGGCGCTTTACATGAAATCACGTCATTACCGCAAATTGTCCCGCAAGAGCTAAACTTCGGCGGGCTGAACGCGGACGCTTTACACGTATTATTTCAAGACATTATCCAAGAAACCGAGGAACATTGGCTCGTATGGGGGCCGAGATTATCGGAGCTACACGAAAAGACTATCCGTTATATGCAGGCGCGGTCAGCTCGACCTAACTTCGCGTACGACCGAAATGTCGTTAAATCTATTGGAACGAACTATGCGAATGAGATGCGTTTTGTCTTACCTTTACCGGATAATCGCCAAGAACTCGTAAACTTACTAACTCTCGAAATGGATGCTGAACTAGAATCGCAAGCAGGCGCAATGAACCGACTTGGCGTCGAAAACGTCAGCGCCAAAAAGCAAGAAATCGCCAACGAACGCGCGTCACGTCGAGAAAGAATCGACCCATACGCAGGATTAGAAGGCGAAGAACCCTCGTCCGAGTTGACGTAAAAATAGGAGGAACAAATGAAAAAACGTATGCTATTACCGATTAATTTGCAGTATTTCGCGGAACCAAACGAAGAACCAACGGAGCAGAACGTGAATGAACAACCGGAAGAGACTCCGGAAGGAGAAAGTCCTACTAAGAAGCAAAAAGTTCCGTATGATCGCTTTAAAGAGAAGATTGACGAAGTAAACGACTTAAAGCGTCAGTTAAAAGAGTTCGAAGAAGCGAAGCAGGCGGAGGAAACGAAAGACTTAGCGGACAAGCAGCAATGGAAAGAGCTTTACGATAAGTCGCAAGAACAGCTCGCTGAAATTAAGCAATCGGCATTTAACGCGAAGAAAGAAGCTATGCTTGCTAAAGCCGGTTACACAGACGAGCAAATCGCTAAGTATGGAAAGTATCTCGAAGGCGAAACGGACGAGGAACTAAGAGCATCATTAGCGGAATTAAAGGCGGATATCGCGCCGAAACAAGGTGGAGTTGACCCGATATTAAATGGAAACTCACGTCAGGAGTCGACGATCTTAGAACCGGAAACGAAAGCGAAATCATATTACCAACAATTGAAAGCGTCGGGTCGTTTACGTAAGTAGGCGGTTCGTTGACTTTAAATATTAAATAACAGGGGGAATTAAGTAATGGGTTCTTATAATTTACAAACTAGCCGCACGGATTTCGTTGGCGGTAAAAACATTCTCGCGTCTCAGCATTTACAATTCGTGGAAGCTGGCGCAACTTTAGACGCTGCTGCAATCGGAGCCACTTACGTCGAGTTAGGTTCTGCAATCGGCAAGAAAGCTAACGGGAAATGGGAAATCTTCGACGCGGTAGGCGAGTACAGCGAGTTAGGAATTTTGAACATTGACGTAAACGTTGACGGTGTTAACGACGAAATCGTTGGCGAGGTAATTGTTCGCGGATCAGTATACGAAGCTAAGTTACCGAGTAATGTAACTGCGGAATTTAAAGAAGCGACAAAACCACTAATTCGTTATGTAAATCACGTTTAATCGGACGCACCGTAAATCGGGCGTCTTTTTTCTTTGACCAAAAACAATATTAGGGGGAATTTTATATCATGGCTGGTATCACACATTTAGAGCAATTTCAAAAACCTTATCTTAAAGGATTAATCGACGAATCAATTCAAGACCGCACAGAAACTTTAGGCGACCGTTTCTTACCGAACGAGAATACGTATTCGAATACTTTCGCGTATGACGTTATCAAAAAATCTAAGCACATCGGCGCGATGATCGGTTACGGTTCAGAGCCGCCGGTAGTTGACCGTGACGCAGTAGCAAGCATGTCCGGTGAAATCGCGAAAATGGGGTTAAAGTACATCGCAACGGAGTCCGAATTACTTGCGTTACACCAAGCTCGTAACAACGGTGAGAAGTCCGCAATGGTTGAACGTTTAACAGTAAAAGGACTTGATCTGGTCGAAGCTATTAGTCGTCGTATTGACGTAATCAAAATGGAGGCATTAACGAAAGGTACTTTCGCGTATAACAAAAACGGCGTAAAAGTTGCCGTAGATTTCGGAATCCCTGCCGAGCACAAAGTAGCGCTAACGGGCGAAGGGTGGAACGACGTTAACCGTGACGTAGTAGGCGACCTTTTATCGTGGGTTGACACGTATGTTGATTCGACTGGTCAACGTCCAAGCGTAATCTTGATGTCGCGCGAAGCTAACGCAAAGCTTTTACGTAACCTTAACATCGTAGTTGAAGCCGGTCGTCCTGACGGAGTAACACGCGTAAATCAAGCGCAATTAAACGAAGTATTACAAGGCTACGGCTTACCGACTATCCAAATCGTTGACGACCGCAAGGTAACGGTAAAAGACATCTACACAGGCGAGCAAGAAGTAATCGAGTTCATGCCGGAAAATCGCATAGTATTCCTAAGCGAAGGCGTAGGTAACTTCTTAGTCGGACCAACGGTAGAAAACGGATTCCAGCCGGGCATCGTATTAGAGGCGAAAGACGTTGACGAGCCGATCCAATCAATTTTACGTGCTGTAGCTGCGGGCTTCCCTGCCGTCGAGGACCCTGCGCTAATCTTCCACGCGGACGTATATAGCGTATAATGGCGCAAGTTAAAATCGAAGTCCTTGACGCTGTTATCGACGGCAAGCGTAAAGGCGAGCAATTAACGGTCGAGTCAAAAGACGCGGCTTATTTAATCGGAATTGGCTACGCGAAGGAGGTCGTTGTTAAAGCGACCCCTAAACGTAAGCCTAAAGCAACGAAAAAAGACGAAGAATAAGGAGGCGGTCGGATGGCGACTATAGACGACTTAAAAACGCGTTTGCTCGCTCGCTTTCGAGCGGTTCCGGGGGTAACGGACGAGGACGTGGCTACGTGGGTTATAGAGTCGATGATTTATCACGGCTATAGCGACACGTCCGACGTCCCCGAAATAGATACGGCTAAAATCTTACTATACGCGCAAGGTGACGGATGTTTTCAAATCGCGGCGCAAGTCGGGCATTATTTCCAGTATACGGACGGCGAGGAAGCGGTCAATAAGTCGATGATCTCGGACAATTATCGAAAGCTAGCGCGTGAATTACGAATTGAGCACAGGCGTAAAATAGCGGAGGATCGTGCGAGGTTTAGTACGTTTAAAGCACCGCGGAGACAAGACCGANGACGAATCAGGAACGGCTCGACGCTATACTCCGCCGGGTAAGCGACCAACACGGAAAGCTTAACGCGAAACAACAAGCATATGCGATTCGAGAAATTGGTCGTGTGCGGGGCGACATAGCCGACTTGCTTGCGGACTTTGCGGGCGCTGACGGCTCGATTGAGAGGCGGAGACTTAACCGGTTACTACGCGAGCTTGACGAAGTGGAGCGGAACATACGTAGATACGGCGACGCAGCTATGAGCGGGATAATCACGGAAACGGCGGACTGGACGACGACCCGAATTAACAACGGATTAGANCTCGGCGCTTTGAGTCGGATGGACTTGTGCTATCTGACCGTGTTTGGCGCTTGGCAGGCGATGAACGGGACAAGATAGCGTCCGTCTTACGTACGGACATTTTACGCGGAGAATCGGTCGGCACTATGATACGAAATGTCCGTCGCGTACACGATAATGATACGTGGAAGATAGAGCGCCTAGTCGTCACGGAAGGGAATACGGCGTATCGAGCGGCTGCCGACTTTAACGCGAAAGCCTCCGAAGTCGTAACGGGCTTGCGCCTTCACCCCGGAATAAAACGTTCAAAAGGTTGCGTAGACCTCGCGAATGAGGATCGGTATGGACTCGGTAAGGGCGTATTCTTGCCGGGCGATTCCGACGTTTACAATCCGCATCCAAACTGCACCTCATACGTGACATACGAAATAGATTCGAGGTGGTTGTAATGTTAACGCAAGAGGATATCGAATTTATACGCGCCACTAGGCGGGAAGTGGTCGCCGGACGCGAAAGATTAATTACGGTCACTTACGAAGGAAAGCCCGACCGCGACCCGTTCACTAACGAGCCGATACAGGGAACAGGTGGAGGTACTCGTAATGTTAACGCAGTTGTGACGGAAGTGTCATCGCTATCAAAAGCCGAGCGAATTTTAGTCGGCGGAATAGAGGCGGTAGTCGGCGATCTTTGGTTTAGCGTAGATATCGACTTAATTATCGACATTTATGCCGCGCTAAGATACGTCGAACATGACGACAAAGATTACGAGTTAATCGCGCAGGACAAAAAAGGTATCGGCGTTCGAAATCGCGTTGAATTTTTAGCGAGGCGACGCGTATGAAGATGAACGTCAGCATACACGGAGTTAGCGAACTCATTAAAAAATTAGACAGCGGCACTCTTGACCGCGACATCGACCGCATCACCGAAGCCTACGCGACAAAAATGGCGAACTCATCCGCGGAAATGGCTCCGGTCTACCGCGGCTTTTTACGTAACTCTATTATCGCGAGTGTGCGGCGCGAAAAGTTGATGCTTTGGACGTGGGGGTCGAACTTACCGTATGCTCGACGCCAAGAATACGAACATGTCGCACGTAAAGGCTTTATTCGTAAAGCGGTATGGGAACACCGCCAAGATTACCGAGATGCGATTGAACGTCGCGTAAAGGAGTTCGGTAAATAATGCAGCACGCTATTACGTTTTCAATCGTTAATTATTTGCGGGTGGCGACCGGAATCAATGCGATATGGTTATTTGACGGCGTTAAGTTGCCGGCAGAAAAGCCGTTTATCACGGTCGAGCAAATGCAAAACGGCGAGTCATTTATATCGAAAGGTCGCGAAACGGCACGCACAATACACCGATTCCAGGTCGGCTATCACGCGTCGACCGCGAGCGACCGCGCCTTTAAGCAGAGCGAACTGACGGACATTTTTAAATTTGACGAATTTGACTTACTCGATACGACGCAATTACCCGCGCCGATTATCGGGTCTTTTTTATGTGATTTAACGGCTGTCACACCGATATCGCCTGAAAATGTGGCGGACGTGACAAATTATCATCGCGTTTACTTCGATATCGAGGTAGACCGCACATATAACAGGAGGCGATAAATTTGGGCAGAGCGTATAAAGGCGAAGAGATAATTTTCGCGGTAAAAATCATAGCGAACGAGGATACGTTAGTAAGACCGTTTAACCAAACAGACGGATCGCGTAATATCAGCGCGGACGAAATCGAGCTAGACACGAAAGACGGCGCAGGCGCAGACTACGGAAAAGTAACGGAAGAAGTCTCGCTTGATGGTATCGTAACCGAAGGAGATCCTTTCGTTGACTTCGCGAAAGAAGCTATCCGCGGAAAGAAATTCATCGAAATCTACGAAATCAATAAGCGCACGCTAGAAGCGGAAAAAGGCGAATACATGATTCAGTCGTTTGAGAAAACCTACTCTAACGGGGAGTTCGCTAACTATAACCTTTCCGCGAAACTTAACGGGGTAGTCACGAAAGAAACTATCACGGAAATTCCGGAAGGTGCGCAAGACGTAAATCCATAAGGCGTCCTAACGGGCGTCTTTTTATTATCGAAAATTACCGAAAAGGGCGGTTGATTATACATGGCGACATTTGAAATTGAAGGAAAAGAATACGAATTAAAGCTTACTTACGCGTCGGTTAAATATCTCGACAAACATTCCGAAAACGGGCAAATGGGACTAGTCGGACTTGCGATGATGGGTGACTTAGACATTTTTCCGCATATCGTACACGCAGGGCTATTCCACGCTAAACAAAACTTTACACTCGCGCATATTGAAGCGGAAATCGAAAAAGCGTTCGAAGCCGAAAAGCTCGACCTAGACGGAATCATTAAGCTCTCTAACGAGGTCGTGACGAAATCTTTTTTCTACAAGAAAACCGTCGACAAGTTCATGAAACTGAGCGGAGATCCGAAGGCGACGGAAGCATTAGCGAAATTGACGGAATAGGCGAATTAACGTCGGTAGAGCAAGCGTTGTTTGCGGGGTGGCGGTACCTAAAGCTTACGCCTGACAAGATTTACGATATGACTCCGCGAGAGTTTACATTGCTAATCAAGGCGCAAGAGAAACGGAAGCAAGACGAAAGGCACGAAACAGCCACGTACATTATATGGCTTACAAAAGCTGACCGTGAAAAACAGCCAAAGCCCACCGACTTATATACACATCCGGACATCGAAGCGGAACTCGGAAACAAAGCCGAAGAGTCGCGTAACAATGCCGACTGGCTTTCGCAATTTAACTTTAACGGAAAGGAGGAAGCGTATGATTAACGACATACTCGTGAGGGTTGGCGCTGACATATCGGATTTTACGCGTAAGATGGGGCAGGTCGTTAAGGAATCACAAGGATTAAGTAGTCAGATAAAAAATGTCGGAGACTCTATGTACAATCTCGGATCAAAAGCTACGAAAGCAACTGCCCCGATCACAGCACTAGGCGCAGCGGTCGGCACGCTGGGACTTAAGCGTTTAATGGAAGGTGAGCGAGTCGCGATTATGTTTGACACCATTTACGATTCCGCCACGGACGCAGAAAAAGCGATGGAAAGCGTACTTGAAATCGTTAAAGGAACGCGGTACGGATTAAATGAAATTGCTGACCCGTTCGCGCAGTTGAAATCAACTGGCGTTGAGGACGCGACTGCACAAATGGCGATACTCGCGAATATGAACTTAGCGTCTATGAAAGGTGATACGGAGTTAGTACAACGTTTAACGCGTTTACAACAATCGGCGCTCGCAATGGGTCGGATGGACGGTACGTTAATTAATCAATTTGCATCAGCTTTTGTTGATGTACCACTTATTGTCGGTAACGCGTTAGGAAAGACGCGAGCAGAAACACGAGATTTTTTATCGAGTGGCGCATACGACGTAGAGGAAATCATGAATATTATCTCCGAAGGCGTATTGAACGGTTCAAAAGGAATCGCCGGCGAAACGGTAGCAATGGGCGGAATGATTGACGCGGAAGGTCAAACGCTTGCCGGTAAATGGGCGAATATGAAAGCGGCGATGGCGCGTGCGGGCGAAACCGTTTGGAAGGATTCGGGCGCATTTGACGGACTTAAAACCACGCTCGAAGGGATTACGGACGCGTTCGACAATACAGCGGAGGCTTTCGTTCCTGCGGCAAAGGCAATCGCAGGGGCTATTAAAAACGTCGTAGATATCGTCATGGGTGCGGTAAATTGGTTTGTCGGCTTAAATGAATCTACGCAGCAATTACTCGCAAATATCGTGGTCGGTGCCGTTGCGTTCGGTCCGATACTAATGATCATGGGCAAACTTATATCAGCATTTAGCATTTTCGCACCGGTTATCAAATTAATATCTAACGGAGTTAAGGCGTTAGGGGCGGTCTTTGGCATTGCTACCGCTAAAGTTTGGCTGATTGTCGGGGCTATTGCGGCGGTTGTCGGCGGGCTTATATACGCGTATAACAACGTCGAATGGTTCCGCGACATGGTTAATGTGGCGTGGCAGGCTATTGTTGATGCGGCACAAATAGCGTTCGGTTTGCTCTTAGAGGTAATCGGAATTGCGCTTGACTTTGTCCGCGGTCTGTGGGAAGAACACGGCGAGACGATTATCAACGCGGCAAAGGCTGTTTGGGAAACGATTCTAACCGTAATTGAAGAAGTGGTCGGCTTTATTAGCGGTATTATTCAGCAAGTTTTCGGACACATCCAACAGTTTTGGGCGAAACACGGCGAGGCAATTTTAGAGTCGGCGTCTACTGCGTGGAATAGCATCAAGACGGCTATTGAAGCTGTATTGGGGGTAGTTAAGGCAGTAATCGGCGGGGCACTCGGATTTATTAAGGGGCTATTCGAAGTAATTTGGCCAGTCATTTCCGGGATTGTAGAGGTAGCGTGGAACTTAATTAAAACGATCATATCGACCGCGATTGACGTTGTGGCGGGCATCATCGACTTTGTAATGTCGGTCATAAAAGGCGATTGGGAGAGTGCTTGGGATGCGATATGGGGCATCGTTACTAATATTTGGGATAACATCGTCGGTTTTTTCGAAGGCGTCGACTTATTCCAAATCGGTAAGGATATTATACAAGGGCTGATAAACGGAATAGGCGAGATGGCTTCGGCTGTTTGGGAAACGGCGAAAGGGATCGCAAACAACGTTATTGGAGCAATTACCGGTACGCTTGATACGCACTCACCTTCGCGACTAATGAAAAAAATCGGTAAATGGACAGGCGAAGGCTTGGCGATGGGTATGGATGATATGGTCGGGTCTGTAGGCAAATCTGCCGCTAAACTAGCGCAAGCCGCCATTGTACCGGTCACGTCGGCGGAATTATCGCCGTCGCTAACGTCGTCGTCGAAGTTAAGCTCGTCGCTGGACGTTAATCACCGTGACGACACCGCTGTACCGTATTTAGCACGCATAGCCAACGCAATGGAAGCGGGTCAAGACGTATATATCGACGGCAAACTAGTCGGCGCCGCGGTAAAAGACACGGTCAGCCGCGAATTACAAAAAGATCAACGCAATGTAGCGAGAGGGGCGGGATTACGCTATGGCTAATGAGGCAGACGTATTTTTAGACGACACGCGACTACAAGACCGCGGCTGGCGCTTCCGCCTTTCGTCCGAGGAGCCGGGCTTGCCGGAATTGCGTAACCGAACGGTCACAGTGCCGGGGCGTCACGGTCATTACGACTTTGGCGCCTATTTTGGTGCGCGGGAATTTATGCTCGACGCCGTGCTCGAACGCCAGCCGACTTATGCGGACATTAATCGAAAACTTGACGAGTTAAAGGCGGAACTACTCGACGCGCAAGGGCGTCCTAAAACGCGCAAGCTTCGATTCGGCGACGCAGTTGACCGCTACTTTAACGTGCGTTTAAGCGGGGCACTAACGGTGGAACGCGTTGCTAACCTCGCGATTATTAAAGTACCGTTGACCGCGTCGGACCCGCACGCTTATTCCGTAGTTTCTGCGGACGAGATTACGTGGGGAAGCGAAATTATTACGTTTGACTGGAATTACCTGCTCGGACACGAAAGCGGAGGCGGAGTTGTTCGTGTGGTCGCTCCTACTACACAATCCGTGACCATAAGCGGACAGGCGGTTAAGCCGGTCATTACGTTAAGTGGTGCGGGCACAAACGTAAGGGTAGCCGCGAATGGTCGGGCGTTCACGTTGGCTTCGCTTGGAGGGGCGACATGGATCGTGGACTGTGAATCGGAAACAGTGACGAGAAACGGAGTGGCTAGGTTCGACGCATTAAACGGTGATTTTATCGAGCTATTGCCGGGTAATAACGTCCTGTCAATAGCAGGTTCAGGACTGAATTTTGACTTTATAGTCAAAGCTCGAGATATTTTCTTATAGGAGGTTGACGATGGCTGTCTCACATATTAACTCCAACGACTCTTTAAACACTGGGAGAATAAAAGTAAACCAGACTATTGATAATATTAAAAGGTCCTTAGTATACTATTCACTCCCATATAATACCGAAATTCCTGACTATGACGGAGTTACAGGTATTTTCGACTTTAAAGGGGATGGCACAGCTAGAATAATTTGGGAGGATGAATGGTACGAGGTTCCTGCCAATACAAGAGTTATAAATGAAACCGAAGGATCCCATGCGAAATTACTATTCAACACATCAACAAAACAATTTTATTTTATTTATTCATATTCTCCTACCAGTTTAGATGAATTAACCCTAGCGATGGTTAGGTCATCGTCCGCAGGAGGTACTAGAGCTTACTCAGATTTATTTGAGATAACTCTTAGAGGGGAGCAGCAGATTTTTAACAACTCTATACATTCAGACAAACTAACCGCGAACGCTTCAAATTTAGGATACTTACCTCCGTCTAACCTAAAGAAGCCCACATATAACCCTGATAGTAAAGTATTTAGCTTTAATAGCGATGGAACATCTAGGATAATTTACGGAAATTCTTTTTATACTATCCCCGACAATCTAACAATAATTAATACTCGTACGCAGACTCATTCAAGGTTAGTGTTTGACACTAGAACACAAGATTTTTTGTTTACAAGCGCATATGGGCCTATAGGTAATAGTCGGATAGCATTGGTTACTATTCGCGAAATAAATGACGGAGTACGTTTAAACTCTCCATTTTTTGATGTGGATATTGAAACAAAAATTGATGATGCGTCTAGTGTTTTGTTTAGAGCTACAAAGACGCGGTCCCCAGGTAGAAATATTAGTTTTGTTTTTTTGACAGACACGCATGGAGATTGGGGGAACTCCTATAGGGTAATGAACGATAACTTCCAAAGTTTATCGCAAATGACGTCGTACGGTAAAATTGATTTTGTTGTACATGGGGGGGATTTGCATAGCGGCTATTACTCGGATAAAGATGAAGCTTTAAGGAATTTTATGGAAAGTATGAAGTCTATGGGAAGCTATGTCCCTGTTTATCTAGTGAATGGTAATCATGATGATAACTCTTATTCGATCAACAATAACAACCAAGCACATCTAACGGTTACTAGGCGGGAATGGGCTAACTTTGTTATTAAAAATTTCGAACACGAGGTATGTTTAGATCTAAATAATCCTCTATCTAGGTATTTTTACAGAGACTTTACAGACCAAAAGGTACGAGCCATTTTCTTGGATGCCTGTGATTACCCGTATATACCCCTAGATGATGGAACCTTAAAATATTCAGGGAACACAAACGGGCTAGGTTATAGTCAAAGTCAGATTAATTGGTTAGTTAATAATGCATTAGATTTACAAGGTAAAGAAGATTATCAACTACTGATATTCACTCATATAGGAACTAGGAAAAGTGTATTACAAACATGGCAAGGAGTTCCTAAAAATAGTGAGTCGATTGAGGGCATTTTGAAGGCGTTTAAGGAGGGGTCTAATTACTCCTACCACTCGAATGCGGAGGATTGGGAGGTGTCGGTAGAAGTGACATTTGATAGGTCCCATGACATAATCGGAATATTCTATGGACATACACATAGAGATTTTTTTTCTAAGCCTAACGATTTAGGTATCCCATTCTTTAACACTACGATGTGTCAGTTATCTACTAATGGGGCGATGGATGTAATTACTATTAACTTAGACGATAAAGAAGTACATGCAACTAGGTTAGGCGATGGATCAGACCGAAGTTATCAGTACGGAACCGAGAATATGTCAAATGATTAAGGTGTACTCACGCAATATGACGCCCCTAGGACGCCTAACCAACGCCTTCAACGTCGGTTACACCATCGAACTAAACGGACTAGGCTCGGCAACCTTCACGCTACCACTCGACGACCCAAAGAACGCGCTATGCACGCCATTTAATTTCGTCGAACTATACGATAACGGCGAACGCGTCGACCTCTACCGCATTATGCCGAAAGCAACGGAAAAGTCGGAATCGACCGAAACCATCACGTATAACTGCGAACATGTACTCGCGACTCTTATTGACGACGTAATTTTCGGCTATTTTCAGCGGTCAAATTATACGACGCGCGCAGTCCTTACCGATGTACTCGCGTATCAAGAATCCACGCGCTGGATACTCGGCGACTGCGACTTCACGCGTTACTTCCATTACGGGGCGGAACACGAAACGGTGTTATCCGTCCTTTTAAGCGTGCCTCGACCGTTTGATGTCGCGTATCAATGGACGTGGGACACTACGGTCTTTCCGTGGGTTCTCCACTTAAAAGCGGCGACCGACGAAATTTCCGGCGAGGCGCGTTGGGGCAAAAACATCGTCGGCATTACGAAGGAAGAGGACCCGCTGCCCGTCGCCACACGAATTTATCCGCTCGGCTACGGCGAGGGCGTCAATCAACTAAATATTCGCGCTGTAAACCCGACCGGGCTTCCGTACATTCAAGCGGACACGGTGGCGGACTATGGCGTAATCAATTATATTTGGGTCGACCGCCGCTATGAGGATGTCGACTCTTTGTTTTCCGCGGCAAAAATAAAGCTCGAAGAATTAAAGCGACCGCTGCGGTCATATACGCTCGACCTCGTCGAATTGAAATTGCTCGGCGACTATAGCCGGTACGACGTCGGCAAACTAGTCCGCATACATGACGCTGACATAGGCGTGGTTGATGTGCGCGTAATGAAGTACGCAAAGTCGGACGTTGGCGAACAACCGTGGGCAGTATCGCTTGAAATCGGCAACAAGCGCGACAATTTAGCCGTCAGCCAAACGGACTTAGAGCGACGACAACAAATTAACGACACCTATTCGCAAGGGTCAACTAACGTCGACTCGTATCCATATCAAGATAACTGCGACGCCCAGCACCCCGCGGTTATTCGTTTTTACTTGGACGAGGACTTAATTAACGTAAATACGCTTGACCTAACGCTAGAGACGTCTAATTTTCGCGCATATAGCCGGGCAATCGAAGGCGGAGGCGCGGTCGTATCGTCTACGTCCGCAGGCGGTGCTGTCGTTAAGTCAACGTCAAGTGGCGGCGGCTCAACGCAAACGAGTACGAGCGGAGGAGGTACAACTGCGAGTAGTTCAAGCGGCGGCGGCACTAGTACGTCGACTTCGAGCGGCGGCGGCACATCTACTAGTACGTCAAATGGCGGAGGTAGCACGCAGACTAGTGCTGCGGGCGGAGATCATAAGCATACTATGTTTGTGCGTAATAACGATGTTTCAGGTCCTCCGCCGCTAAATATGTACGAAGCTTCCAACGGTTCTTTGGTGCGGTTGGAAGCGGCGAATCAAGTTCTCGAAACGTGGGGGAGTTCCGGAAATCACACGCATTCTGTGGCGGTTCCTACTCATTCGCATAACTTTACGGTACCTTCGCATTCGCACGATTTTACGGTACCAAACCATACCCATAATGTGACGATACCGAATCACAGCCATAATGTGGTTATACCCGCGCACACTCACGAAATTGATATACCGTCGCACACACATCAAATTACATTACCTAATCACACCCACGAAATCGAGCACGGTATTTATACGCTAAATTCAATGCCTACCGCGTTAGAAATCCGAGTTGACGGAAATCTAGTCCCACACACAGAGCTTAGGGCAGATAAACTTAATCTAATTCCTTACCTCGCGAAAGATAGTAGCGGTAAAGTCACAAGAGGAACACGTCATGAGGTTACAATTCGTCCGAACGGTCTTGCACGTATAAACGCGCAGATAGATGCAAGGTATTTCATTCAAAGTCGAATAGGAGGAACGTATTAATGCTAAAATTAAGTGTTATAACGCAAGACAACGAAACTTACGTAACAGAAGTAGAAAATTACGATTCCGAAAAAATAAATGAAACCATTAACGACCCCGATCGTATAACTATAGTAATAGGTGACTTAATCTTATCTCGAATCGATATAAAGAGAATAATTCCGCTTGACGAATCTCAAATATCTGAATAGAATAGGATTAACAAACCATAACTAGGAGGGGTTCATATGAAAAAAATATTTATCGGAGGTATATTATTTTTATCAGTTTTAATGGGGTGCTCAAGTGAAGAGTCAATTCCACTACCGGGTGATTATGATTTTATAGGACCTTTACCAACGGAATCTAACGCAAAATAACGTAAAATTTTTATATAAACGAAAAGTCTCGCGGACTAAGCGGGGCTTTTTATTTTGTCGCGGAAAGGAGGAGCGTAATTGACCGAGCCATCAATTTACGATCTCTTGCAGAAAATCGGCGAGATGCAAGTCGAACTCGCAAAAGTAACGAAAGGGGTCGAACATCAGACGAAACTTATCGAAGAATGGCGTAAAGAGGCTGCCCAAACCGCACGCCAAGCGGACGCGGCGGAGGACAAAGCCGACCAAGCGTTAGTGCTCGCGAATCAGGCTATATCGAAAATTAAGAAAGCGGAAGACGACGCAAAACAGGCGGTCAAAGACCGGAAAGCGGACCGCAAATGGTTCGTCGGAATTATGGTGCCGATTGTACTCGCATTGGTGCCGATTATCACGCGATTTTACTTTAACTAACGAAAGGGAGCGATACTATGAATATTATTCAAGATTTTATCCCGAAATCAAACGGAAACAGACCGGGGCACTCGATGACTGCCCGCTTTATCACCGTCCACGAAACGGCTAATACTCGCTTAGGAGCAAACGCGGAAATGCACGCACGTTACGTTAAGAATCCGACGACCTCCGCCTCATGGCATTATACGGTAGACGACGGCGACGACGTTTATCAGCATTTGCCGCTTAATGAGTCGGGCTGGCACGCAGGCGACGGCGGAAACGGGGTAGGCAATCGTCAATCAATCGGTATTGAAATCTGCGTAAATGCCGACGGAGATTTCGCGAAGGCGCGGGCTAACGCGATTAAATTAATTCGCAAGCTCATGAAAGACCTCGGCATTGCCGCGGGTAACGTCGTGCCCCACCGTCATTGGAGCGGAAAAAACTGTCCGACGAATTTATTACGCGTATGGGACGAGTTTAAGGGGGAAGTGGTCGGAGTTGAGAAGCCCGCATCCCCAGCCCCAACGCAAACCGCCGAACCTAAGCCGCCAGCCCCGCCCGCACCGAAGTCCATCGAGCAACTCGCTGACGAAGTTATCGCGGGCAAACACGGAACAGGCGAAGCTAGACGCAAGGCACTCGGCGCACAATTCGCGGCAGTACAAGCGCTCGTCAACGAAAAGTTAGGCGCGGCTAAACCGAAAACCGTCGCACAACTTGCACGCGAAGTCATCGACGGAAAGTGGGGCAACGGTCAGCAACGCACGCAACGATTGACTAACGCGGGGCATAACGCTTCAGCCGTCCAAGCCGAAGTCAACCGCATCTTGGGCGCAAGTAGCTCTGCCAAGCCCGCGCCCGTCCGCAAGTCCGTCGACCAAATTGCACGCGAGGTTATCGCCGGCAAATGGGGCAATAATCCGCAAAGGTCGGCGAAGTTAAAAGCGGCGGGCTATGACGCGGCAGCCGTACAGAGGCGCGTAAATCAACTACTACGATAGGAGGACGTAACATGGGCGGAATTAACTGGAAAGTACGTTTTAAGCAAAAGCCGTTTATCATCGCATTGGTGGCGGCTTTGTTTGTGGTCGCGAATCATGTGGCGACGTTATTTGGCGTGGAGGTGCCGTTAGGGCTCGAAGAAAACGTGGTAAACGTGGTCGAGGCGGCGCTTTACGTGCTTGTCCTGCTCGGCATTATCGTCGACCCTACGACCGATGGCGTGGGGGATTCGGACGAGGCGCAAGGATACGAGGAGCCGAAGAAACAGCCGAAGTAATCACGAAAAGGGCGCCGCGGTCGGCGCCTTATACATATACAACGCTAATCAACGCGTCAATCCTAACGGGCTTATCACTGACCCGCAACGTTTTTAAGTCCCGATCGACCCGTGTAATCACGCCGGTTATGTCACGCGTAAACCCATCGTCCCAGTATCGCACCACTACGTCTAACTCGTGTTTCAGCGAGGTCATCGCAGTTTCAGCTATTTCGGCTAGTTCGTGGTCGGCGAGGTCGGGCGGCGGTATTTTTAGCTCATTCCGTTTGAGTTCCGCGAGAGCTTCGACGTGTTCCGGTAACATGATCTTTTGTTCCCACAGCTTATTTCCGCGTTTTAGATGTACGATATCCTCCACAATTACCAACTCCTTTTCCGATATTATATACGAATATACGTTCGCTATGCAACCGTTAATTTATTCGGGCCCTTTGCGTATGGAGGACGCTAAATGGGCGACCTTGTAAGTCGTAATTCCCTTCGCCAATCACCCATATCCGCGGAAATATCGGCTTTTTACCCCGAGGCTGCCAGCTTAACTTCGCCCATTCTTCGCCGTAGTAAAACGCCTCGTAGCGGTCTAGTTTCGCCTTGAAAACTTTCGCGGAGTAAATATTTCGCTGCACCTCGATATAAAACGGAGCCTTGCGCCAAATCGCAAACACGTCCGGCTCAACCGTACCTTTCTCGCCCACCTTCGGCTCGACCTCGAACACCTTCGGTTTTTCCACCTCACACATTTCGCGATAAACCGCCACAATGGCGAGAAAGTGCGGAATCTTGGCGCTGTCTTTTTTTAGCGTTTGGTCGGCGTGCGTGTACAGATATTGGTGGCGGTCGGTTATCGCCCTTACGTGCCCGTCGCGTCTTAGACGTTTAAGCACGCTGTTTGTCGCTTTTATCGGGTCCTTTAATCCGCGAAAATGTATGGCACAAATGTCGTCGCGGCTCATAACGCGGAATTTCATTAAGTCGGCAATAATCGCTTTATCTCGGCTAATCATCGTCTAACACCCCGAAAATCGGCTCCTCGGGCACTTCCGTAACCTCTGCGTCAATTACGTCTTCACTCGGGTCAACTTTATACGGTTCGAGCAACTTTTTCGCGGCGGGCAACGTGAGGTAGGGCGATTGCAGTTCCGTCAGTTCGTCGAGCTTTAGCAAGAACCGTCCCGGCGTGTCTCGGCTTATCTGTTCCGCGCCCGCCGTCCCCGTGATTCGCGAGTTAATTGCGTCCGTATGCCGAAAGCCCATTCGTACGGTTAGATTATTTTTAAGCTTACCATCAAGGACTTGCGCATCTCCGCGTTGCATCGATAAGATTAAAAACACGCCGAGTGCCCGCCCAATGGACGATATATCTTCGACAACTTGCATGAGCTTCCGTTCTTTCTTGAGTAGCACGACCTCATCGATACATAACACGATATAAGGCGGTCGGACATTCGCCGGCAAGTCGTGTGTATGCGTTTCTTCGTATTTATCGAGTAAGTCGCCGCGTTTCTGTAGTTCGCGGGCAATCTTCGCAAATATCGTGGCTAACTCGTCAACGTGCGTCGCTACCGTCTTTACATGCTCAACGTTTCTAAACGCATGGAATTCGGAGCGTTTGAGGTCGCCGAGGTATAACTCAAGGGCGAGCGGCTCACACGCCTTAATCAACGTAGTCAGCACGGCTCTCAGTTGCGTCGACTTTCCGCTACCTGTCGTGCCCGCGATTAATAAATGCGGATGCTCCGTCATATCATACGCGACATAACCGCCAGTCCGTCCTTTACCGCAAATAATCGGCAAGCGATGCGGCTGTAGTGCGGAGGCTATTTCGTTATATTCGTATAACAATTCGGCGGGGATGTCCGCGTAATACACCGACAATTTAAACGTCTTATTATCGCGGTCAAGTTCGATATTTGTGCCGAATTGGGCTTCGAATAGCCACCGTTTAGCCTCGATGTCCGCCGGATTTAAGCCGAGCGGCACCGTAAAGACGTAGCGGACGCCCGCGTCGAGTACGTCGACCGCGTGGATTTTCGGCATGATATATTGCGTGTTCGTGCCGTTTTTATACGTTAAGTGTAGACCGCCAGCACGAAACGCTTTCGTCAATTTGCGTTTTAATTGCGATTTTTGCGTAAACATAGACGCAACCTCCTTACATTAGCGGATTATTTAGCGCGAAGATAATTAGGGCGATAATCACTGCGATAGGTAACGCCACTTTGACGATAGCTGCGATACGTTCCGCGATAATGACCGCCGACCGCGAAGCAAAGTGCCGTTCAAATAACGCCGCTCCGATTAAAGTTGCCCCACCTCCGATAACAATTCCGTATGCTTTTACAATAGCCGGTGACATTCGCAATATTCCCTCCAACGTTACAATGGTAATCATTTTACCGCCTCCTCGTTCGCTCATTCTTCTCTCACTGCTGTTTTAAACAAATTTACCGTTTCCTATTATATTGCGTTTATTTCTTGTACATCCGCGGTAGCATAACCGCACTAAATACCGCACTTACGACCGCGGTAAGTTTCGTAGATTAGCCGTGGTCATTACCGCGGTTGCTGCCCTACTAGATTATTACGCGACATGCCCGTCCATGTTTCCGAATTCTTTCGAGGTGGGCTTGTATATTTTTCGCGGACTATGGCGAGGCTAGTATAATAATAGATTCGTAGGAGGTATCGCGGACATGTTAGGAATAGGTAAATCTCGCACAAAAGTCGGCAAACTAATCGACCATTACGGCTACACGCAGGAAGAATTTAAGCGCGAAATAAACGTTAATAAAGATACGGCTTCGCGATTATGTAACGATAAGAATTACGTGCCAGGCTCGGTGATTATGCGGAAGGTGATGCGGTTCATACGCCAGTATGACGAGGGAGCAAAGGCGGAGGATTATTTCGACATATAA